GCGCATGGCAACAGAGCCGGCAACGTCGGTTACTAGAAGCTTCTGAGTGAACATAGGGAGAAGCTCGATAAAGTCAGGGCGAGCCATGATGTTAGAGGTGTTAGTAGCACCCATGATGGCCTGCGAGCGCTTTGCGTTAGCAATAAGTTGCTGAGCAAAGCGACGCTTAGCAGGGTCGAGATTGCGCATAGTCGAAGCCATGATAGGCGACATGTTACGGCGGACAGCGCCGGCAGTCACGTTAGTGCCTGCGGTAACGTTGCGACGACCGCTGTTAGCTCGAATAGAGCGGTTTCCGGTAATACGCATAATTTACACTTCCTTGAGAAGTTAGATAGTTACGAGATTGTCAGATTCGAAGCCGTCATCTAATCCGTCTAGAACAGGCTGGGCCTCATCGATTTCTTGAGAGGCATATATGCTAGATGACTTAGAAATAATCTTTTTAAGTTCATCAACCCCCGTGCTAGCGTTTACGGTGACATTGTTGAGACCTACGCCAAGTGCTTGAGAGTACATCTCTGCGTACGCGTCTTGATATTCCTCTATAAGCTTAGTTGACGCCTCCACTTGTGACAAAAGCTTTTTATTGCGCGCTTCCAAGTTAGAAATCTTCTCGACTTGAGTGTCAGCATCGACAACAGTTTTGTCTATCTGAGACTTAAGCCGATCAATCGCTTCGTCTTTTTCACGAATGGAATGGTCACTGGCTTCGATCTTCTGAGAATATTGAAGGTTGTCACGTTTTAGTGAAGAAATTACATTTTGAGAAGCCTCGATCTTAGATTGAAGCTTTTTGTTATCGCGCTCTAATTCCTCGAGTTTAACTTCAATGTTAGAATTAGCTTCGATTGTTTCTTTCATGCGCTTGTTAGAGGCACACAATATCTTGTTACGACGTTTCAAGAATGCGTTAGATGTATCGTATGCAGCCTTAAGCTCTTTTACGGAGTTATTTTGATCGGCAACAATCCTGTGTAAAACAGACTCTTTCTTCGAGCACTCTAGAGAGATAGTGTCAAAACGCTTTTTACACTCTTCGAGCTCTTTTTCCTTTTCGTGTAACGTCTTGAGCGTATCTAGATACAAGCTTAGAAGTCCGTTAACTCGATCTTCGTTTAGCTTGAATTCGTCAGACACATCATTTTCAGATAGATCTTTTAGTTCGCTTTCTCGAGTTTCGAGATCTTTAAACGTATCAGATTGCTCTGGGAAGGCTGATTTGATAACGTCAATTGCCTCACATGACGTAATGTCTTTAAGCTCTTTGTTTACAGAGTTGCAAATTGACTGATATTTAGCGCGCTGTTTAGTGTCAGTGGATGCGGCAATTTCTGTAAACTGCGGTATAGCTTCTTTGTAAGCTGGGAACGTTACTAGATCGAAACCGCGGAATACGAACGTTTCTGGGTCTACGGTATTGTTGTAAACGTCTCCTGCGCCGCGTACTGAAATGCCGAACGTTACGCCCGCATCAATCATTGTCTTGATTACTCGGCCGACGGGTGTGTCTAAAAGGTTGAAGGTACCGTATACCTTGCCGTCGTCATCTATATGACCTTCGGTCATTACAATGCATGCGTTCTTAAAGTCCATACACCCGACGTCTTCGGGGTGACCGGCGAATCCTATGTACCAGCCGAGTTCGATGCCTTGTTTGTATATGTCAGACGCAAATACGGTTTCCCAAACTTCGCGAGGGATGTCAATTCCGTTTTCGTTTGTAACGTCAGCGTCGGCGCACTCTCCTGTAAAAGTGCCGATTATATTTGTTTTATTAGCCATGTATACAGCCTCCTATTTCAAAGCGTCTTTTGCAAGGCTGCCGCCGAGCCTAACTAGACCACCGATAGCAAGTGTCTTTATAAGGTCTTTTACAAGACCGCCTTCAATCTCTTCAGTGTCTGTAAACCCTTCAGATGACTCGAGATCGGAATAAGCTTCTTCGTTTGCGTCGCTTACTTCTTTTACGGTCTGTGATTCAGTCTGAACGTCCTTAATATCACTTTCAGACGTAAGATCATATACGGAATCGTTTACTGTTAGCTGCAAATTTCCGTCAAGAGACTCGTCTAGGCCTAGCTTGAAGTCTTTGAATTCGTCTACTTTAGACAGAATGTCTAAAAGGGCGGCAGGCGTAATTACAATTTCTTGGTTATAAACTTCTTCAGACGCTTTAATTTGTTTCTTATTAATCTTCATGTTAATGTCCTTTACCAGAAGTGCCAATATAGAGGAGAGTCATCGGATATATTTGGGTATAGCTCGTTGAGCGACCCAAGCTGCTCGAGAGCACCCAACTGTATCTTCCATATTACTTGAACAACTTGATTCTTTCCGACTCGAAGTATGTTTTGTTTTAGAATTTTCTGATTTTCTTTCATCATGTCAACAGTGACGACGCCCGGCTGATGGGTCTTGGGGTCGAAGTAAGTTGGGTTTCCGTGGCTGTCTGTGGGGGTATAGTCTGAAAGCTCGTAATGAGACTCTTTGTACTCTGGGACTCGTTGAGTCTCTACGTACTTGCCCAAATACCAGTTGTCTTGGTTAGGTGGCATTATACGGTAACCGGCTAGAAGCCCGTTAGCTCCCGAATCTGACCAATTCTTATTAGACCACAAACCGGCTTCTGTTACGAACACGTAGTCTTTATCCCCCCGGAACTGAGATAAAGCTCCTACAGAAATCATTGCCGTAAACGTTACGTCTATTGTCTTTGCAGCTTCCGCATCGTACTCTGGGACTATCTCTCGCATAGAAATTTGTACGCGAGGGAATTTAGATGACGTAAGCTCACAATAGCAAGCTTGATTGTTGAACTTTTGCTTGTCAACGTCAGACCGTGCGTCGTATGTAGGGCCAAGTCCCATATACACGCGGTTGTTGTTCTCAGAAACTTCGTATCCGTCGGCGCCGAACCCGGGTGTCTCAGTCATATAGTGACAAAGTCGGTTTGTTTCGTCCGTCGACATTGTGTCTTCGTAGCTTCCAATGCCTATCGGTAGCCCAGAAGCGTCGCTTTCTTGCGATATCAGGCCCATGGTGCCCAAAGAAATATATCTAGGCACATAGTCTGACAGCATTGTATAACCCTGGTTATATACGCCATCACCTATTAAGTAATGAGCAATTCCTGTCAACATAGAGTTAGTCGCAGCGTTGTGGCCGACGTGCGACTGAACAACTTGTCCGGTTGACGGCTCTATTACATTGAGAGTGACGTTCTGCTCTAAGGACATTCTCTTAAGGGCGCGCCGTACCGCTTTATAGCTTGATGGGTCGTAAAACTTCCTCATTTATGGCAGCTCATTCTCTTCCAGATATTGTTTATGTTCACCATACAAGGGAACCATCGTCGTTCTATAAGAGTTAAGAGAGCTTATCATAACTTGATAGTTCTGGGCGTATAGACGACTCTCAGAGTCAAATATATACTTTCCGTTCATGATAGCGTCTATGTCGTCTTTCGTAAGCGGATATGAATCATGACTGTGCCCGTCGTATACGTACTTGTCCTGCTGTATTAAATCAATTATTTCGTTTGGAATAGCTGTTTGGTCTATATCTTTTCCAGACCAAGATAAATTCATTATCTTATCAACAGCATCTTTAGATATTGCGTCATCGTAATTATCAGTGTGCTGATCGATGTAACGGTGCAAGTCTACGTTAGTAAAGTACGTAGAATGCTTGTATTTATCGTAAGCGTTAGCTTTTCTTGCCGGAAGATAGTTGTATAACTTGCGTCTATCAATAATACCTTTAAAACTGCCATCACCATTCTTAAGAACTATGTATGTGAACGGTTTAGGTAAATCCAAATTATTTCCGTCTCTGACAATAGCTGAGATATCTATACATGAATAAGAAGAGTTGTTAGTGTTACTTGATTCATCAATTTCAAGTTTTCCTATAATACAATTGGTAATTGATAAATCATGATACGAGCGCAAAGCTGTCAAGCTTTCATCATATTTGTAAGTGTTTAGATATATGTCAGAATTATCTATTATTAGATATGGTGTTTGTATTGCTACCCCGTAAGATGATATAACATTTCTCGGCAATTTCGTGAACGACTCAATATCGCCTTTGCCTAGAATACAAGAATCTGTAACAGTAATGTGCCCGTAACTATTTAAAGCTATAGAATCCTCGTTGCTATAGTTTGTCAAACTATGATCTAGAAATAAGCAAGAATGATTTATGTTTATATTACTGCCGAAGATATTGGGGCACATCACACTAACATCTTTTAAATATACGGAAGAAGATGAAATACTTTTAATTGTTAAGCTGTGATTACCGAGCAGTTCGCTTCGACTCCAAGATAGATCTAAATTAGAAGATATTTGAATAATATCTGATTTGTCTGATCTAGTAATATCTATATCGCTGTTTACTACGCACGATCCGTTAACTATCATCTTTACGTATTTATACGACTTGCCTAGCTCTACATTCCCTACAAACGAATGAAGCTCAATAATTATAGACTCGTCGTTTTGAGTGTAATTGAGTGATCCTTTAGTTGCAGAGTAAGTTATCATTTGATTCGCCTTAGGGACAATGTAAACAACTACAACGTAAATTTAAGGAAATACTATAATTTGTCTACATCTGGGTTTACGTCTTCTTCGAGCTCATCGTGACCTCGATATATGACTCCCGTAGTCCAGTTTTTGTCTTCGTCAGTATATAGATCCTGTGTCTTTTTCCTATATGAGAATCTGACATCGTCTATGGCGATAGCGTCACCGGTGCGACGCATCGGTGGGTTAGGGAGAGCTGGGAACTTCCTGCCAGAGTTGAATTGCGAGGAAATTGATTCTTTTGATTCTTTTGTAGGGTCTATAAGATCGTTTCTTCCGTTATTCCAATTTGGGTTTGGAACTATGTCTTCAGCCTTCCCAGAAGTGGTTGTTGTAGTCTTATATTCTGCGTCTTTGTCAAACACGTTTACGTCTTTTGTATATGACTGATCAAGGTCTCTGTCATATCTTAAGTTGTAAGCTAGGTCTTTGTCTACTACAGATATCATATAAACGTCTAATGAAGTTCCGTCAAATCCAGACCCTATGTTAAAGTTAGACAACATAGTAAAAGCTGGAAGAGAAATAACTGTGCTAGTCTTGCCTAGTTCGTTTGCAGCTACGTATACGTCTATAGTATTCCACGCATTTTGAGTATCTTCATATGTGAAACTGCAGATAATTCTGTCATTAGACGATGAGTTAGCGACGTTAGCTTCAATCTTGATTTGTGTTATATGACGAGACCATTCTAAAACGTTATTGTTTTTACGATAATTAACTAAGTTTATCTGTATAAATCCGTCTTGATATTTAGATATAGGAGAATAATCTACTGGATATTTTCCTAAGTCGTCTGAGTGAAATACTTTAGCTACTCGTCTATCTAAATTGATCTTTTTAACTACTCTATCGTTAGTCTGCGTCCAGTCAACTTCATCAGATCCTGGAGCCCATCCAGTTTGAGATGTGCTCTTGGCTCCTTCGGAGGTAATCGCTGCCCCAACCATCAAGCGACGTAAAGTGCAAGAACGAGCGGGGTTCCCGTTTCCCTGATACCCTAAATGCAGACCAAAAGATATATAGTCGTTTTTAGTGAACTTGTTGGGGGATATATTTTTAGACTCCGCTTCACCCTCTACGTTTTTTATGTTTTGCGTGCTGCATACTTCAGCTTGACATTGTAACCCTTTAGACCGGCAGTTCTCGCCGACCCACCAAGTTCCTCCGTCTTTGGAGAACCAAATTGTTGTAGTGATGTCAGATATATCGCTTACATCGACGGCATCGAACGAAACAGAAATCCCTGCACCCGGCTTAAGGTATCCGTTTTCATCGAAATTTCTTGAATCTAACACATGCTCTAATGTTCCGTATTGGAAGATGATGCCGGTGTTTAAGTTAGCGTTATTATCTTCTACGGGTGTCGAAACATGAATGCCGTCATCTTTTAAAGTATATGATGCGCCGTTTGCCGATGATAAGCTGAGGCCATAGAAACATATATCTTCTAAGCTATTTTGATATAAGAAATTTGTACCGCGTAGGCAATTAAAATTTCCGAATCTAGAATACATGATTTACCTCATATTTAATTTGCTTGAAAGAGTATTGTTTTCTTCTTTAACAATAAAAGAATTCTTCATAGATTCTATCGAATATACTTCGTATTTAGACGTCTCTTCTTTTAGTTTGTCAATTTTTGCTTGTATTTCAGCTATCTCTGCCCTGGCTTCTTCGAGTTCTTTTTCTTTCTGTTGAGCAACTATGTCATCTGGCTGTATGCCTACGTATCTGAATGCTTTGCGCCATTGTTTGTAATTTATTTCGCTATACGTAGATTCATATCCGTCCTGATCTCCCTCTTGACCGTCGATGGAGTATGTTTCTGATCTTCGGAAGCCAGCTTGATACAGATGCCCGTCAACAGATATTACCATCTCAGTATGATTGTTATTCCAAAGAACGTCGCCCTCTTGTAAATTTTTGTCAATTGGTATTTCTACAAATCCGTTTCGGGTAAGTATTTCTTCTTCGTTGCCTGTCCACATAGTTCTGTTATCGTCTAGTATCACTTTTACAGAAATATAGCAGTCGTCTATTGCCGACGAGCAATCTCTGTCTCCGCAAGCTATTTCTACTTGTCCGAAGTTATCTATATACAAAGTTTCAGTACTCCCGTTGCCCTGACGAGAGTACTGAGAATATCCGTGTGACGGGTCTTCCACAAGATGATACATAACTTGTGCAGCCGCTTGATTGTACGTTAGCATAGAACTTACATCCTGACGCATTAAAGTAATTTATCATCAAGAATGTAAGATTTTAATGATCCTATTCATTCATATATGGATAGTGTTCGTCTCGATATGGGTCTTTGAGATATGACTTAGGGTTAACAACTCGAACGTTGTCCTCTGTAACATACGCACCCCACTGTTTTTCATTGGGATTATCATTTTTCATGTTACTCGGACTATTCATAACATAGTACGGTTCGGTGTTATATTCATCATTGTTGTCTTGGGGACCATATCCCAGAGAAAATATCGGATCTTTCGGTGCAATTACCGTGCCAATCAGACCCTTAACAATTTGTTCGTTGTTACAGAGCTGAAGCGAATAGATAGCCCTATAGCCTGGGTTAATAGTTTTTGACGTATCTTTCTCGTGCTCTGAGTTTCTATACCAAACTTTCTGACGATTGTCGTTTGTAGCAACTTGAAGTTTAGCTCCGACTTCTTGTGCGTCTGTAACAGTTGACTGAACAGCTTCTCCGTCGTATTTCTTAGAGTTAGAAAGATCGTATACGCGTTGCATACGAGCGTAATCGTCTCGGGTATAATGACCGACGTGTGTTGGACCAATAGATTCGTACATTTCTCGAGTATTTGTGAGACGCGCGTCTACAGAAATCTGTGTTCTTGCGTCAAAATGCACACCTGCGTGCTGAAATAGGTACATTCCCAAAGGTCTAACGTATTCGATGCACGCGTCAATCGGCTTCTTTGTCGAGAAATAAACGACGTCAATATATCCAAGAGCCGTATGTGGAGTAACATATACGGAGTTTGAAGGAACGGTTGTATCTTCTAGTCGGTCTCCCAGTATCGTCTTGCCCTTGACCACTTTACCATTAGCGTCTTCGTATCCAACTTCGTAGTTTATTAAGTTGAATTCGGCAAGATTTAGTTCGGCGGCAAACGTTACGCCAGAACGACTCCCTTTATATCGCATCATCTTTGCGAAATATAACAATACGAGACGGTTGAAGGCCGCAGGCAGACGGTCGTCATACTTCCACCCTACAGTGTCTCCTAACATCCAAAGGAGCTCTTTCTTACACTTCAACGGATCATATAAGTCATATATGTGTTCTGTGTCGTACTTATGTTTTGTCAAGCACGTAATGAGCCATTTTAAGAAGAATCGAAAGTCCCAAGACTCTTCTTTATAAATTTCGGGTATCGATATGTCTTCTAGACGCATAATTATTCGCTTTCAGAGTTACTGCGTTTTGATTGGAATTGAATTACGGGAGCTAAACCTGTAAGATCCTTTTCATACCTGTCTAAGTCTATACACTCGATCTTAGCTCGAGACTTTAGATCGTTGAGATATTCGTTCATGTCTATTATTTGTTTTTCTAGAATCGATATCGGGCAGGTAGGTTCAAAGTCAAGAGACTTGTTATTTGCACCTACATACATGACAGCTAACTTTTCTAAGCGGATTAATGTCTGAAAGTACTCTGCAGCAAAACGGTCTTCATAACTGTCAGAGGTCATTAGCTTTATTGTTTTGCTAAGTTCCATTGCTAACCCTCTTCGTCGATTATGTAGTCAGGGTCAACGCGAATTGTAATAGTTTTGTCGTTAGCTATGTCGTTGTAATGCGCAAAAGAAATAGGGTTGAAGTACTCTATGTCGCACTGGTACCATTCGATGCCATATGACTTTGCGGAACCTGGGTCGAAGTGACGAATGCGGGTGTCACAGCCCTCGATACTGTCTACGACGTCCATCAATGTCGGCTTCTGGCCTATCTCGAAGTTAGACGGCGCAAATTTTAAACGAAGAGCCTCTTTGGCTTCTTCTACAAGCGTCTTAGCTATGTCTTCGGTTATAGGCTTCCTCGGTGTTATTGTGCCGACAACGTAGAAGTTAAATATGCGTAGATATCCGAATTGAACTTCTACCGACATAGCTTGTAGCGGCTTATAGTCTTTAACAACTTTGTCAATAAATTGTGCGGGCGGCTTGTATCGAACAAACATTGTGTTAGTCTTTATCTGTACGGGAGACGTTTGGCCGTTTCCGAACGCAGAAGATTTGAAGTCGTTGTGAATAGCAAAACACATTGCCGTATACGTTTGGAAATTAGCCGCAAATACGAACTTGTTTGGATCTGTCGGGTCGAAGTCAAGGTCTAATACTTCTTGCCAGTCGAATATTGGCTTGCCTTCGGGGAAGTCTTGATTCGTAATATACATTTTCTGTTTTTGGCTATCGGTTAGATGTTTGTTGTTATAGATAGCCATGTTTATTTCTAATGCCTTTTGACAGTCGATAACTACTCCGTTGTCGACTCCGGCTTCTCGCTTCAAGAAACGCGTATAGTCTGGTAGAGTTACGAGGCTATCCCACGTATTGATATAGTTGCGAGAGTTCTCGTAAGCTTCTTTTGCAGTCTCGGGGCTTTTTCCGGTAACTGTATATGTATGCGGGAGTTCTACCGTATTCGAGAGATTAGAATACCCGATGTTTCCCGAAGCCGAATCGACTGATGGGTTAGCGTCTGACTTTGCGAATAGCAAATTAGAGAGTACGTTCTCGCCGACGCATCCAATGATTCCCGAACAGTCAATCCAATATACCACGAACCAGTTACTGTTATAGTTTTCAAGCTGATTCAGATAATTAGACACTTGTATCTGAGCGTTAGAATAGCTGTCAAACGTTACCGCGAACCTAGGCTCGGGGTCGATGAAGTCAACTGCCGAATCAACTTGTCTCCACTGAGTCTCTACGTAATTGTCGTCTGTCTGATTAGCTTTGACTTTAAGCCAAATAGCTGTCGTGTCTACGTGCTGTGACGGCAAAGAAATAATGTAATTATTCTTCTTTACGTCTTCGACAGAGATTGAATACGAGCGAAGCTCCCCCTCAATAGCAACTCGCGTTGCAGAGTCTCCCGGCTTGAGTTTCACTTTGTCAGTGTCAACAAATACGTCAAGATCTGACGTAAGAACAGATCTCGTGATTCGAGACGTCATGTCACCGTAAGACGACGTACCCGGCAAAATGTTGTATGTGATTACGCGGCTTTTGTTAGTAATGTCTGTATATGCATTCATAGTACAGAAGTTAGATCCGTTAAACCCAAAGTCTAAGATCATGTCTTGATCAGTGTTATTTGTGAACGTAACTTCTGTTCGTGCAGCGGTATAGAAGCCTAGATCATAACCGATAAGGTTAAACAGTCGTTCTGCATTCTTCCTCTGAGATACAGTGGGTGCGTACATTTCGTTTGCCGATATGTCTAAGTTTGTGCCTAACATGTCAGCTACAGCTGCAACCCACTCGCCAAGTACTGCACCCGGATCTGCGTCGGCTTCTGGTTTCCAGAGATCTGTAAGCTTTGGAACAAGGTTGAAGAACTCTTTTTTAAGCGATTCGTAGTCACGACTTGTATACGAAACTAAGCCATTTTTGTAATCTTCATCAGCCATATTTAACTCTTCCATTCAAAAACAAATTGTCCGCAATCGTATACAGGAAGCCATTTATTTTTAATCATCAACTCATCATTGGATGTCCCTTTTCCATAATTAGTATTAAAGAGTTGATCGTATCCTCGTTGTCGTAAAAGATTGTCTGTAATTTTATACGTACCTTTAGACCAAACTTTTGCCGGGGCAGTAATGCTCTTTAACTTCATGCCAAGTATTGGATATATGCTTCCATTAAATTTAGAATAATCACAATAAGAAATTATAGAGCTTGGGCTGTATTCTTTTACAAAATACTTGAAAAGCTTTGAAGCCCCTCCAATAATTTTGTATTGCTGCTTGGTGCACAATCTAAGTAATTCCCATTCGTAGTTATGATTATATCTAGGAGTTCCAAACGTTATTACTTCAATGAGCTTGTCATCATAGTATAATCCTAGCTTTATTTTTTGTCCCCTACAGGTACACTGATAATGATTATAGTTTAAAAAATAATTTAGATCGTTAGATGAAACTTCGTGCACTGAGCATTTTCTAGCAGGGATCTTAAACCGAGTAATTAAATTATTTATTATTTTTTCCTCATCATCCCAGTCAAAAATGTGAATGCATTGATAACCGTGTTTAACTGCTATATCAGATTTATTTTTATGATATAAATAGCTAACGTTTGTTCCCCAATGAGTTGGAATAGTTGAATGCGTATACGAGGGATCAACTTCTATTAGTAAAGAATATTCAGGCAAATAGAAATCAAATAATTTATTTTCTAAGCAGAATTCAGCTTTCCAGGTTATTCCTAAGCTTGACAGCTTGTCTTGAAAGTGCTTATTTCTATACGACCCATTTTTATTTTTTAAAATGCATTCTTTTGACATACAATACCAAGGAACACCATATCGTTTCTTTATAGTTTGAGAAATAGATATTCGCATGTTGGGATCTGATAAAACATTTGAATATCCGTATTTTGAATTATTAGTTGCGCAAAGTTTAGCTTTGACTACATCCGATTTCATCGGATTAGTTACTCCGTAATTTTTAAGAACTGAATCTTTTTGTCTTTTTGTAATAGCTTCATTTTGCATTGGATATTCAGTTCCGTAACGTAAAATGCTTGAATTCTTTGCTTGCTTTTTGAACTCATCTGTTTGTGTTACGTATTCAAATCCGTATTTTTGTAAACATGTTGATTTAGATTTATTTAGTTTCTGTAAATACCCCTTAGGGTTTTCATTTTTTCCAAAATGTTTCAAATAGGATTCTGTTTGCTTTTCTTTAATATCTTTATTTTGAGACGGAAAAGCTGTCCCAAAATTTTTAATGCATGTTTGTTTTGCTTTTTCTTGTATAATTTTACTACAGGATGGAGCAGGTCCGCCAAATTTTTGTATACATGTTTCTTTTTTATGAATGGCGGTACACTTTTTAGAGCAGCAAGTTTCATTATGGTTTGGGTATAGATAGTTTTGCGTTTTTACTAATTTTCCGCATACAGGGCATTTATGATAATGAATTTTTTTGCAAAACTTTTGATTGTACCGAGACGGCTTAAAAGAATCTCCGCATATAGGGCAAATACGAATTTCATCTCTCCAGGTGCCATCAGCCATTGATTGTTCTTCCTATGAAAGAAAACGTTTTACGTCTTCGATGTTTTTCTCATTTACCTCTTGCCAGCTGTCAGGACTGGTGTTAATCATGCCGTCGTACACGTAATTCCTGCATTTGCCTTCTTTATTCGGCTCAAGCGGTATAACTTGTGCGTGCCCTATACAATTGTTGCTATCATCGAATACGTCACCATCGTCATTAATTGTATAATGAGTATCCCAAGGAATTGCTACTGTGCGCTTTCTGGTTTTGTTTTCATACTTTAATTTTATAGAGCGAAATTTTCCCGTTTCGTTATCGGTTACGCGCACTATTCCGGGAGATCCAGAAAGTGGATTAACGGAATATCTATTCATATTTTCGTTTTTGTTTAAGTCTTCTTCAATTCGCTTTGCGATCTTACCGATATTTGTAGCTGCGCAAACAAGTACTTTCATATTAACTACGCTCCTAAACACTAAAAATGCAAGATTACAACTTTAGTATTTAGTATTATTAACGAACTAAAGTTTAACTTCTACCGTTTTTGTAAATTTAGTTTCTACGGCTACTGTCATCTTAAGCTTTTCGTAATCTAGGGTTACTGTAATCTTCTGACATACGTATATCCTAACACGTGGATAGTATACTATGTATTTATTCTATATATAAGAGCCGATAGTAAGAATTACCCTCTTGCCGCGTGAGAAAGCCCCGAGGCTTTAGCCTCGGGGTAGCTCACTTATCGGCTCTAGCTACTTATCTCATATTATTTCAATCATCCTATATGTTAACTGTGGCGGTAGTACCGAATTTAGTCTCTATTTTTACTGTCATATCTAGATCGTTGTAATTTGCGTCTATACTGTCTTTATCATTCCCCGTAAACAATAACCCGTCTGCAAACTCTGTATTCTGTGCGTTGCATTGCGGTTCGTGAATACGTAGCTGATTTTTGATTTTGTCTTGTAGCAGAGCCTTGACATTTTCGTTGTTGTAGTGCCACAAAAACTCTTTCATGCCTACGCCTTGGTTAGGCTCGTAAACAACTTCTGTTGGCTGTGTCAATAATAATAAGCGAGATCTATTCACGACAGACGTTTCGTCTTCCAGTATTTCTACTGAGTTCTGCGCTACGTTTATACAATTAGGGAAAGCCCAACTAGACGTTTTCATATGTTAAACACCATATTCTGACCCCATTAGACCGATTACAAGCCAGTCGTTGCAAGAACTATTTATAGATGTCAGAGCTACTACTTCGTTCGTATTAGGCAAGTGGGGCAATAATAACGAAGGGTACCATGAAAGATCTGAATCACTCTTGTAATTAGTTACCTTCTGACCGTTATATTCTGACTGGCTTACGGGACCGTCTACTGACGGTATCCGTACTTGTATCATTAACGTCCCGTCAGACGTATAAGAATAGTCTTTTGCATATCCATATACTATCATACTTTATATATCCCAGTGTAGACAGAGCTTAAATCTATTACCTACATTTAAGGAGCCAATGGGACCTCCAGGGTTTGAATACGTATTAGAAGGCCCGCCTTGGTATTCTTCTATTGTCTTACCGTTGCCTATATATAGAGCCACGTGTCCGCTAGTCCATAATATGTCGCCGGCAACGGCTTGATTCACGGGGAGCCTTTGAGGTGCAACGTCTCGCATGCTCTCCGACTGGTGTGGCAAGGTTATTCCGATAGACATATAACACATCCTGCAGAAGCCTGAGCAGTCTAAGCCTACGCCGGACCTCTCTCCGCCCCATACGTATCTTGTCTTCTTTGCGAGCTCTTGCTGCGCAACGTTGAGTATTGTTTGTCGCTTAGATGACAACCCTCGAGCGTCTATACTTGAGAAGTTAGAAGACGATGAAGTCGCAACTTGAACAATAGCTTTGAAGAACTGAGCGGCATAATTTTGCCTTTTCTCAAGCATCGGAATCCCAGGACGTTCGAACTGGTTGCAGAAGTCAGCCGCAGCTTGACGAGCACCAGCTTCTGTATTAGGCAAACTTTTCCAGCTATTTAGCATATTTTGGTATCCCGAAGACAATTCGTACCAAAGATAGTTAAGCTGGCCGGTTAAGTTCGTAGCCCAGTTTGCGCCAGCCATTGCCCTCATTGCTGCGCCTCGGCTTCCTGTCCATTGGCAAAGACCTCCGCCAGCTGCGCCTACGTTAAAGCTAGACTCTTGTTGGATGTTCCCGCATATTCCGCAAGCGGCAGCATTGTTTAAGCCTTTGCCGACTAGAAACTCCACTGTCTGTTTTACGACAGCGGGCAATTTAGAATAGTCATACCCAAGAGACGAACTACTCGAAGTACCCGAAATATTTAGTGTCTTCGCGCCAACGTCCCAAAACGTCTTAAACAAGTCTGAGTAATTTATTACTGAGAGTTTTATTGGGGTAGACGTAGCTATAGGGTCGTACTGTTTAACTTTAGTAGAGTTTGGTTCGTATGTCGTTTTTAAATACGCAGCTTCTCGTAGTATAGCGTCCTTTCGAGTGTTTGTCTCAGAGAATAAGACACCATATATTGTCGTACCTGATGATCCGATAGCGTCGCTCTCACCGGACGTTATTACTCCTCCGACAGCCGGCCAGTTAGGCGTACCAAACCCTAATAATACTCTGCTAGAACGACTATAATGCCTCTGATGAACAGCTGATGATGCATTACCCTCTATCGTGTTTACCGTACCGTTAGAGCAACTAGTTACAATTCCTATGTGATCTGCCCACGTGCCACCGTTCCATACAAAGTTAACAAGATCTCCGCGTTGAGGCGTGTACGAAGAACTGCCATCGTGCCACGTTCCTCCATGATTTGTAACAGAGTGTGCGCATATGTGTGCTCCGAGGCTAAAGTCTATAACTTTCCCTAGTATTCCTACTTCGTTTGCTACGCCGCATACGAACCCCGCACACCAAGCTCTCGGATAATAGTATTTTGCGTGAGTTGATGCCCAGTACGATTCTCCTTTGCCTTCGTAACTTAGAGCTTTATTTACAAACGCGTCTACAATGTCATTTGCCATTTATAAAACACTCCCGCGTTTGTCTACTTTAGAAATTCCTGAGTTATATCCGTTAGAGTTCCACCAAGACGAAAGCCACCCTTGAGCAGCGCCCACGTTGCCATACCACGTCGAAGAAGAAGATCCGGCTTTGTGATCAGACCGAACGATGAACTCGACCATATTGCGTCCGCCGTCGTGGCCCCACTTTGTTGCACCGGCGTCACCCGTGTTCTTTGTGTCACCTAAGATAGCGTGTAACGTCTTTCCGTTTCTAAAGTATATGTCTACCATAGATCCTGCATCGCCGAACGTGCTTGTCATAGCAATTACGTAGCGACCGTTATACTGATACATACCGTTCTCGTCAACTCCGGGATTCTTAGCCCAGAAGCTCTTCTGTCGAGTACCGGCAGCCCAGTTGATGTTACCTTTTTCGAACGTACAATATGTTCCGAGGCCTGACGGCACCATGACAATCCCCGTAGAGCTGCCGGCGTCAAACGTCTCAGTGCCAGAACCCCCTGTACCGGAGCTATCGAACGACATATTAGCGAGGGCGTCGAAGTTAGGGGCAATAAGGGCGTCTTCGTCACCTGGGTTGTCGTACATGAAGAATTTGGGAGACGGCAATTGGTGAATCTTAGAAACGTCTTTAATATGACGATCCATCCACCAATACCAGTTGTCTTGATATTTATCCCAGTCAAATCGTTCCATTTGAGACTTGTCACAATAGAATCCGACTTGATCGTTAAACCCTAGCTTATAAAGCGTTTTGTAATACGTGTCTATAAGTTTGTCGTTTACAGACTTAGACGAAGAATAGAATACTGGCTTCAGCCAAAGCCCAGAGTTTGGAGGGAACCTTAAAACTGCAAGGCGAACTTCTTTGAGCTCCTTTAAGACTTCGTCTTCATTCCTAGCTCTAACAGTGCTGTAGAGAGCAACAGCTAGATTCTTCTCGTTAAACTGATTGAACTGCCTCTCTAACTTCTTATTTAAGAACGTCGGCCTAACGTTGTGAGCTTCGTCGAAATACGACCCAATGTCAATACATGCGCCTACAACATCCGCAGATTTTAGCTTATCAATGTCGAGATCGGGTGTTTGCTCGTTTATTGTTATGATATATGGATATATGTCTTCTTGAGCAAATAATATCTTGCCGGTAATTCCGGCAGCATAAGCCACTGCGGGGTCCGTTATATAAGCCGTTCCCATACTCGTACTAGAGCTAGATGAATCTGAGCTCGAAGACCCCGACGCTGTACCAGAATAAGAGAAGTTTCCCGTGTCTAAATTTTTGTTAACGGTATCGGCTAGCTCTCGTATATGTGACTCGATCCACGGTCCGGGGCAAGAAGTGCTCGAAAACATCTTGTGCATTGTTAGAGAGCCCGACGGGTCGCCCGTAAAATTGAGACGGAAGTTATATCTATGACAAACGTCTGTCGCAAGCCTCACCAACGACTGCCAAGCTGCGTTCGTTATTTCGCCCGTCGTGTTAGAAATATTTGCAACTTCTACGGTAATAGCTTGATTGTCGTTACTCGCAGATGACGACGTCCAAGCTCTGTTTTCTTCTTGTACGTAACAAGCTATATTCCCGTTAGAGTCTATTCCATAGTTTGAAGACGCATCTCTATTAACCCAAACGCCAACGCACCCTTCGAGCGTCAAGTTCCCTGCCATATAGTGAGGCGTAAATTTGCAAATTTTCTTCCCAGAGCGACCACGAGAGTAATGATTTGCGGGTAAGAATTTAGAAGCTAGCTTACTGTAAGTCATTCGTCTCCACCCTTACCGTCTTCTGCCAGTGCGTCAGTAATTCCCTCTGTAAGTATTATTGGAGTCATATTGTCAAACTTTACGTTCTGAGATAACACTAACATCGGGTCTTGTTTATAGAGTGTATAGCTGCCTAACGTCGTATAGAAGAAAACGCGGATTCCTGGATGACGCTCTTCTGTAGTAAGATATTCAAAGCTTACATATTCGTCAGCTATTCCAACTACAGCGTCATATGGAACTATCTGACCGGCAACAATATCTGTCGACTTCAAATGCATAAACCTAAGAGAGATGTTGTTGCTGTATTGAACAGTAACTGACGGCATTTTGTCAACTAGTCCGACATAAATAGCTACGCCTCTGCAAGGGCTATACACCTCGTGCGCCGCCAAATCTATAGAGGTGTGGTAACTTTCCCCATACCCTGAAATATCGTACGTTTTTACTACTTTAGCGTCAGTGTGTGTTATTATGCAGCTCTTTATAATGTCGCCCATTAGTACGACGTCCTCATGTCCTGAAACGTTGGGTAAATCTTACCGAAGTCAACTTTTGACGTCGATATTATATTAGACGTAGTATTGTAAGACGTCGAAGGATAAGAAGATGATCCTCGTATTATTATTCCTTGTTGTGACGCTACTTGATTGGCAGACGACATTTGAAGTCGTTGTATCTTAAGAACTGTGAGATATGTTACAGATATCTGATGTTCTACAGACACTATATTGTATATGCCAGAAATAGGCGACAGCGTGTTTCCAGACATTACCAGAAGAGATACGGGCTGAGCGACTTCGTATGTTGACGCTGTTCCGGGAAGTATTATTGTGAAGTCCCCAGAAAACTGAGAGGCTAGTGCGTTCACGTCGTTTATTATGTTAGCTTGCTGAAATACCTGAGCTAAAGAACTACTCCAAGAGTTTACGACTTGCGCCCCTTGTGCGACAGTGTTGCCAGATCCATCGACGGCAAAGCCCAAGGACGAGAAGCTCATATCTGTCATGTTATAAGCTACGCCGTCGTAACTGCCAGACAGCTGAAGTATGTTAGACGTTGACGTACCATATTGAAGTATATTTGACGTATACGAACCCATCAACCCAGCGTTGCTCTTATAATGAATTACGCCTTTAGACGTCATTGTCGGTTCGTCAATCCAATATGAAAAAGACGAGCTCTGTACCGTATTGTCTGTGTACGATTTCTTCAAGAAGTTAGAAACGGGCTGTTGTGTAACGTTGTTTAACACAGATGACAAAGACTTCGCTTTGTTTCTGTCTAGGCCGGCTGCGTCTCGAGACGAGCTGTATGACTTTGACAACGGAAGCAAACCCGGGAACGAGTCATAGTCGTCCTGACCGTTGTACGTTCCGCCTACGTACTTATTGAAAGACGTAGTTAAGTCTCCGTGGCTCACGAGAGTCGGGGCGTCGTTATGATCTATGTCAAGATCGTAATAGCTAGTAGCCCCGACAGCTTTAGCTAGCGCTTCGACAATAGCTGACGGCTGAACAATTCCTGATACTCTAGGGATGTTCAATACGGGCATTTGCGTCTGTATTGCACATGTCGCATATCCCGTAAGTTTGTATTGAAGATATTGTCCGGACGTACTAACAGAAAACTGTAGCGTGAACCCCTGGTAAGACAGATATTTGTCTACGTTTCCATTGTCATCTAGCCAGCCAAACAAAAACGATACTGGTATTCCCGACTTGTTGCCCATAGACGACTGCGCTGCGCTGTATATCAATGCTTCGAACGCAGAGACATTAATGTTTTGAGAAGCGTCACCGCCAACAGTACAATTCAACTCCCATGTAGTCATACTAGATATTTCTGCGTTTGTTAGTATGAGTGACGAGAAGTTAGAAGGTATTTTCAGTCCAAACTCGGACAAACTGACGCCCGCTAACATGAAGTTGCAGAACGACTGACGTAACATACTATTCCGTCCCTAGATTTAGAGACGTTGCCGGCACAGAGCTTAACACACATCCGCTCTTAAAGAGGTCAGACAGTGCTTTCGGTATCATTATCGTCTGACCTTCGAGTACTGTATAGCCGTCTTCTATATTATTGAGGTATGCGATAACCCACGCATAAGACGCTGCCCCTAGTTTGTCGTAAGCTATTAGGTCAAGACGATTCTCGTAGTCATTCGGTACTATGTAATACTCTACTTCTACGTTAGAATAATCGTACCCGTTTTGTGTTTCGAGAGCAATGAAGCGATTGTGATCTTCGTCCGTATAGTGAATAACTTGACGAAGTCGCTTGTATCTAGAAATATAGTCGAAGTTTCGGCATACCGTATATTCTATTCCGTGATAATCGACTGTCTCGTAAGGTTTTGTCGTATCGTGTAATAAGCGTGATTCGTAGGCCATTAGTTTTCACCTCTTACCCGATTAGCGACTTTTGTATTACTGAGTCATAACTTAGAGCGTCCTGAGACACCTCGATAATTGTTAAATCTAACGTGAAATGAAGATAGAAGTCATCTCGCTGCCCTAGCGGACCGTCAAACGTTTTGTTAACGGATGTCATAACTCCGTGGATTTCGGGCTCTCCAGCTATGTAAAGTGTAACAGTTGCAGGTACGACAGACGCACCTTTGTATCGTGGGTAGCAGTTAGCTTCGCAGAATCGTATTAACTCGGCGGCTTTGCCGTCTTTGTGATCTCCCGTCCACATGTCTCTGTGAAGATCGAAAGAAAACGTAACTTGACGAGGACCTGAGCTTACGTACATCTGCCATGGCTCATACTGATAAATGAGATCCGGCATCTGTGTATAGTTTGCGACGTGACCGTCAGAAATAGACTCTGGATACGCAGGTATTGCCATCGTACTATCTGACAAGGAAGAATATAACATTACTTTGTCAAATGGTATCTTAAACCATTGCAACGGGTTAGTAGAAGACACTGCATTACCCGAAAGACCGACAAACGGCGAAGTCTGTATCGAATTAAATAGGTTAGAATCAACGCTATCCGTAATTAACTGATTGTTTACAAGCACTTGTACGTCTTTTGTTACTGAAATACTGTTACCCAAAACTTGATACGAATCAGGTATTGAATCCTCTATAGAGTCATTAACGTAGAGATAGTTTTTGAAGTTATTTGAAGCATCTAAAACTTTCCAGCCGTCAGAGTCTGACGTAGCTGCCTCTTCGTAAATGTCTGAGTTGTCGACAAACCGGTTTAATATCGCTACTTTTCTTTCGTATGTAGGGTCGTCTGTCGTTTCTATATACTTATTCTTAAGAGCTTGCCACTGTTTCCCAATATTAGGAGTTCTCTTCATTCCATTGTCAGACAAGATCTGATTAACATTCTGATATCCGACTCGGTCGGAGAATGTCTTTAACGTATCGTTTGGATATATTGCGACGTACTTCATTAGGCAGAAGCCCTAACTCTTAAGTATTTTATAAACGATAACTCTCCAAACATAAAAGGAGGTCGGGAGTCTAAACCATAGTCTGATCTCAAATTGTCTAAAACTCCCCAGTAAGAGAGCTCTTCTTCACATTCATTTTTATGTTCATCTTTAACTCCAGACAGACACTGACTTAACGTTACTTTCCTCACTGAGTTATTGTATTGATGAATAATGTTGTAAGAAGCATCTAATATGTCTGACTGGATTTGCGGAGTAATTACGTCATCTATATTGTCTTCGTTCATCTGGGTCAGCATCCAGTGTTTGTCCTGCTGCGAACTGTTATGAGAAACAACGGCTCCAAACATGTACGCTTGCACCCAATTCGGTATAGGTACGTTAAACTCTTCAACAGAAGTAGACGCACGGCATAGATGATACCTGATAGCTGTTTGAAGTGTTTTATATGCGTCTGTCATTTTATTATCGTTGCCTAGACCGTCGGCAAGATAATAATTGTCTACGAAGTACTGGAACTCTGCATCTTCACCTTTGGGAGCTAAGAAAGCTTTACACATCTCGTCGTCGCCAATAAGGTGCGGAGGGTAGTCAGGAAGATAGCCTTCGTCTGAAAGTAATATCTTTATTATGTCATAGCTAAACACGTTGTCATCCGCCTAATTCTGAGGCCAATTAGCAATTCCGGAACCATAGAAAACTCGGAACTTAGAAGCTTCGAACTCGTCTATTGACGCACCGTACTCGTATTTGTCGGGAGACGCAAAGTCTGTAACAAGATACGAATCAGACAATATTGATAGATGACTAGTAGCCGTGTTCATTGCAAACTTAGTGTCAGTAGTTATATAGCCCGATCCCGTCGCGCCTACGCTAGAGTCAGTCGGATAGGTCGTTACGAAAGACCCCTCGATGGTTATGTTAGAGTTAGCGACTGCAAGCTCTGGATATTCCATGTGAATGTTAGAATGTAGATCGAACTTGCCGACAACTAAAGTCTTGCCTAACTTTATGTTTTCAGTAGAGTCGTTTCTAATATAAATGCCCATTCCGACAACTTGAAGTTTTTCGTTAAACGTCAAGCTCTGTAGAGCATAAGAATAGTGATAATCGTTTACGACGCTTTCAGTCCAGAAGTCTTTAGATTCGGCAATTACCGGGGTAGTCGTTGCTCGTATTGTCATACCATCAAGAGTTAATTTAGAAACGTTTGCTTCGTCGGTAGCTAAATCATCTTCTAGAGGAAGCCACAGCGAGCAGGCGTCAAATCCCGTACCTTCAATTCCCGATCCTTGCTGTGAGAGGTAAACGGCATTTATTGCACTAGGGTCGTATAAGACACAGCAATTTTTGACAACTATACGAGGGAAGTCTTCGTTTGTTGTTAGAGACGAGTAGTTTTCTATGGTGTTAGAAGACTTAACATACGACAGTATAAGCTTCTCGCAATTCTCTATTACTACTGTCGTATTCTTGTTAGCTTCGCCTGTAATAGCAATATGAACAGCAGTTCCAAATCTACTATCGATGTCCTTTACCCTTACAGTTACGGCAGAATCGGACTTTGGCAAACTCAGAGAAATTTTAACAATGGGGGTGCGGAACTTAGAACCTTCTGGGTGGTAGGTCGCAAACTGCGACTTGTATTCGTCATCGTCTAAGAAAGCGACTCGGTCGTTTACATACTCATCGAGCTCTTGTTGTATTTCTTCGTATCCCAGACCGTCACCGAACGTATAGTCGTGACCTAGCTGGTAGGCTAAAATGCCAGAGCGAAGAAGTGAATAATCGAGAAGCTTAAGGTGGCCGGTTTCGTCACGAATAATGTACCCAGCATCCGTGTTTGTTTCGTCTACGTTTAAGAAGCCGCCGATAGTGTCTGTAGTCGCATAAGGAATCGAACCGGTAAGTACGATTGGATCAGAGTATGAAGTAGTGTTAGCTACTACGTTAGTTACAGCGAAATAATAGTAATAGTCTTTCTTTATTACGTTGCCGTTACTGTCTTCGCTGTCAGGAACCCCCGTAACTTGAAGAGTAACATAGTCTTGATAGTCGAAATATCTGTCTTTCTCGTTCTCGCCTTCGAGTAAGATCGGTGGGGTAGCTTTGCCAGTCGAGTTGAACTCACCCGTCGCATATGTAGCGGACTTAGAAATTTGTGTGAACGTGCCGCGCAAAGGCGTTACGGTAGAGCCCGAATAGTTAGACTGGATTCCGAACGTCTCGTTATAAGCATCTTGATTGTCGAACTGGAATTGGCTTGCAATTGTCGAAAGAACTGTGTCTTTGTCATCATCATCGTTGCCGCCGTAAGGCTGAACGACTTTCATGATCTCTGTGCCGTTAAAGCCTACGGGAAGATCGTCGGGGTCTGTCTTCGGAGATCTGTCTAAGAGCGTAACCTGGCTTACTTGAGGCGGCAGCACTACATATAGTGTAGACGGCGCTTGTATACCAGATTCTGTCGAAGACGAAACGGTATTGTCTTTCTCGACTAGTACGTAGTCGCCGACAGACCAACTCGGGTTAATGTGAGGCAGTGTATGAGGCTTGCCAGCTGCCGTATAGTCTTGGCCTGAGGTTGACTGAGTTCGCGATTCGAGTGTCGTAATATATGCACGCTGTTTTCCGTAAGGGAGATGATAGAAATTGTTTATCTTCTCACTAATAGCCTTCATAGACTTTGTGTAAGAAGACGTTACCGTGCCGGGAGTCTCTAATGAGTAGTCAGCTTGCGGCAATGCCATGATCCTCGGGAGATAGTGCTGTTGTTTCCCGTCAGTAGACCACATGCCGCCATCGGGCTCTTTGTGGGGTAGTACGAGAGCTATTGTTTCATCTGAGTAGCGGGACTTATTGTCTTGCGCGTTGTACTTATTGAATCCTCCGTTACCCCAATACATGACAGACGCTTCGTCTAGACTCTTAGCTAAACGATGCCGCTCGCCAGATGTCGTATTAGTATTCACATAGGTCGTATCATCAGAAGAATCGGCAAGTTCTGGAACCCTGTCCCAAACAATCAAACTATCTGTCGAATCACACCACGTTGATGAATTAGAGACTTTGGATCCGTCGTTAGACTTTCCAGCCATAGTGTACATCTTTTTGGGATTAAGTCCGTCTTTGCGAACATAGTGCTTGTCAAGTAGCCCGTCAAAATCGCTAACTCGCATAGCTTCGAGGCATTGAACTTTATTTTCGTTTTGACGAATGTCCCTAACTCCACCGTTTATGTAGTAGAAGTCAGCAAGCTTTAAGTGTGCGGTGACTAGGTTTTCGTTTTCTGGGCTATCTGTGGGCGTTACAAAGTATCCGTTAGCAATATTGCCAATTGGCAAGATTACAATCTGAATTCCTGGCCACATGTCATTGCTGTCTTCGGCAATCATTGACGCAGCTAACGTCTGCTCTGTCGAATAGAAAGCTCGCAAGCCAATTGCAAGATGACCTTTTAGAGGAGAAAGCCCTTTAGACATTAGCTCTCTGTTAGCTTCGGCAATGTCTACAGTTACGTTTGCTAAAGATTCGATGTAGTGACCGTTTATTACAGCTCGACCGTCAGTAATTTCGAGAGTCGTAGACGATACGGCAACACCTAGTTCGTCTTGCTGTAGTCGAACTACGAAGTCATCTTGGGAGTGCGTAAACGACGGTCCGATACTATATTTTACGGCAGACGGCGTAACCACGCTCTCTCGAGACTTAAGATTAAACTCAGTCAGTAGCTGGTTTCCTGTCTTTGAGTTAGCTGCGGGAAATATGTTTGTTGTGTCAGCCGCAAACCTAATGAAATCCATTTATTCCCTCGTCTTCGAGAAGTGATTTAACGTAAACTAGCGTGCTGTGCACAGATTATCGCAACGAGGTAAATTTGTTATTTCGAAGATCCATATTTAATGTGAATTCGTCCATAACATCTATTACATCGTATATTGCGTCCTGAACGCTCATTGCATCACTAACAGACTCTGCCTCGACCTGACGCCTAGACGTTTTATCATTAGACTCCTCGTAAATAATTGCAGAGTTGTTTTCACTTTCTTTTGAAGCGTAATAATTAGCAAACGGAGTCTTTGGGTTCTCACATACAATTTCGAATGCCATCATATACGGATCTGAGTCTCCGTATGGGTTATAACCCATCCCGTCATCGTATATTGTTACAAGATATCTGACATTAGAGTTTCTGTGTGAACTAAGCCTCTTAGTTATAGAGACTTGATTAGCTTTAATATATTTCTTCATTACTTCTCCTCGTTTTATTATGTACGTTGTCCCATATAAGAGTCTTAGGCATTTGTATTTGTATTAGTGCTAACGGTCATGCCCGTTGCAAGAGCAGAAATTGCGTCAGGTAGCTTGAGCTTGCCCTGAGTGTTGTTTTGCTGAACAATCGTTTGAACTGCCTGCAATATAGACGCCAAGAACACGTTTGTTTGCACTGTTGGGTCGAGCAGATCGCCTATGTTGTTCTTCATTAGTGCGTCAGACAGCGTGTTAATAACGTCTTCTGTCGTCTTCCCTTCCTTAGACTTTACTTCGTCCAGCTGATTTAGGAGTGATTTACCATCAGACGTACCCGTAAGGTGCTGTGTATATGTTGTGTGATTGATATAGAAGTCTGTCCAGTCTTTTCTAAACTCTTTAAACTGGGTTATCATTTCTGTATGGAACGAGTTTATGTCTGCGTCGGTTTGATAGAACCATTCATTCATCTCACCGCGGAACCCGGACCCGCCTACTGTCTTTCCGCCTGACGTACCCGTAGAGTCAATATCGCTGAGCCAGCTGTCTATACCGGGCCAGAATATGCCCATGACGTCGCCTTTGTCAAATACGTCGTGTACGTAAGAGTTTGAAAGCGTAAGTAGATCTTGTACGTTTTGCCAGAAATCTTCCTCAGTCTTTTCGCGTTCTTGCGTTGCACGCTGACCGTATTGAGCATCTAACGTGTTAAAGTAATTTTGCACGTCTGCTTCTGTATATCCGAGTTCGTCCATTACAGACGCAAGATCGGATATTCCGTACTTTGACGCAGACGCTGCCCACGCATTGTAGCCCGTGCTTCCGTAATATCCGGAATCGGCTTTTGTAATGACGTTCTGATAAGCTTGGGCTTTAGCGTCTTGTTTAGCTTTTTCTGTAAGATCAGAAATTACTTTTTGCTCTACCAGTTGACGCGATCTTGCTTGAACCTCTTCGTTGAAACCAGAAAGCCCCGACGCTTTGCTAGCTCCCGCAAGCTTAGAGCTGTATATAATGTCGCCAATTCCATACTTCTCAGGGTTAGCGATATATTCGTCTACGGTCTTCGATATAGTGCTCTTAGATATTTCATTTACGTAATTTGAAGCTAAGCGAGATGTCTCTTGTTTTATAGCGTTCTGAACTTTGTCATCTACTGTAGACGTAAAGAAGTTTGGCATGGTATCGAGCATCCTGGAGAAGCTCGACCCCATTCTCTGAAGATTTATCGTTTTAGAGTAGTTTGCGTTGTTTATCGATGAGCCAGAAGAGATTTGTGCGCCCGTAGCGGACGTACCTAAGCTCTTGTACGCACTCTTAGCAAGCTCGCCCCATTCGTACTTTGTAGGCTGTCCCGAAACGGCTTTCTGTATCATAGACAGATAGCTATTAGTTAGATTGAGGTCTTTGCCGTAAGTTGTAAGATTGCTAAGAACTTCTTGATTCCCTGAGCCTATCTTTCCGGCTTCGAGAACTGCCTTAACGCTGTCGTCAGCTGTGGAAGCTTCTACCGTAGTCTTTATCAGATTAGTTAGTGGGTTATATGATGAGAATGGGTTCAAGAAACCGAGGATAGTTTGTATTGTAGAACCGATAGACGTTAAGAGTGACAAAGCTTGGCCTCGGAGCTCTACTCCGTAGGTATTCTGCATAAGCTTAATGTTCTCTTGTTCGTCCCACATGTGCTCCTGTATTGCGCGACCCGCTTCGTTGTCTAGTACGTATGTGAGGCCTTCGTCTAGGATATATTTGTTAACTTGATCCATCTTCATCTGGTCGGCGTTTGTCGTAGACTGACCAGACTTCAGCAAGCTTATATTTTCTTGTAGCGACGAATTGCTGACTTTCATACTCTTAACAGCGTCGGCTAAGTAATTAAAGTCAACTCGAGACAGTGCGTCTGAAGATATTCCGAATACGTTAGACAAGCCCTCAGCAACTTCCATGTAGTTAGAAGAAGACATCTTCTGCATGCTGCCGAGCTTAGAGAATAGATCGTATAGTATTCCTTGAGGGTTGTTAGCGAATTCTTTTAAGAACTCGGTATTTGACGCATTGATGCCAGCCAACGACCTGAGAGCAACTATTTGACTGCTGTTTCCTCCTACAGCCGCATTATATACAGCGTCTACTATAGATGACGTAAGATCTGGTGCTACAGCTCCTACTGTAGCTGAGACAGACGTAAGAGTTCCTGCAAGGTTTGACGGGTTATTAGTCTTTGCAGCTACAGATATTTGAACAGCCTTCTGGAACAGATCTGCTGCGTCAGACAACCCAGACGAGAACCCGCCAGTGAGCTGCCTGCTGGCATACGCAATGTCTGACGCAAATAGCTCTAATTGTTGCGTCGCATATTTAATAGCTTCGCTTTGAGACATTCCGTCTTTGACAGCGTTTGCGGCTAGAGACGCATACGTACTAGCGTACTGGAAGAAGTCCTGTGTCGGTATAGCAGCGTTAAGCTTTGTAGCTTCGTATGCAAACTCTGTCGCAACGTCGCCTTGTAGGCCGGACTGAAGGACTTTTGCTAAGTTGTTTGTTATGTTAGCTGCGTCAATTTCTGACGTTAGGCCCTCAGACTTCAAGCGAGACGAGTAGCTCTCCATCAAATTCATGAGATCGGTCTTAGAATACCCTTGAGTCTGATTTATAAGCCTTACGTTGCTGTCCCAAGCGTCATATACTTCTTGAGCTGACTTCTTAAGTATTTCGAAGGGCTCTCTAATAAGCGTTTCTGTATCGGCTCGTAAGCGCTTGTTTCCTTCTTCTGTTGCCTTGCGTGCAGAGTCTGCGCCTCGGTTTACGGTTGTCGCAAGACCCTTCATCAGCTTATCGAAGTCTTCGGCTACGTTCTCGAGGCTCTTGCCTAACGTTGCGTCTATAGTGCTTGTAATAACTTCTACGCCCGCAGTTATTGCAAGTCCAACGGGTCCTCCCGAGGCAGAAAGTAGCCCCGACAACCCACCAGATACAGCGTCTGCAATGTCTGGCGCAAATTTAGCTAAAAGCTCTTTCCCTGCCCCGTTTGACAAGTCGCCGACAAGGCCGTACCCGCTCATAAAGTTAGAGCCTATTGTTGACTTTGCGTTAGATGCAAAGTCTCTCCATGATGACATGTCAGACGTAAATACGTCTTTTAAGCCTTTGAACCCAATGTTTCCGGGCTTCTTAATTCCGGCTATCTTCTTTTCTATGTCTGAAAGCTGATCGTCGTATTCACCTAGAGCTTCGTTATATCCCTTTGTTCCCTTTTCAGACGAGAAAGCTTTTGCAAATTCAGACTTCTCAGCCGCAATTTGCTGTTTCTTGGCTTCTAGCTCCGCTTTTTCTCTCTGCGCTTTGATTCGCTCTGTCGCGTTCTTCTGGTACTTAAGGGCTTCTTCGAAATATGCGTTTCGGCTTTTAGTTAATTGGTCGGCTAGCGGCTTTACTCCCGGCACAGACTCAAATATAGAAATTGCGTACTCTGTAGACTTCTTGCCCAGCTTATATGGCATGTCTTTTATATTTGCGCCCAAAGCGTCGGCAAACTCGTCAGCAGCTTTTTCTAGACGCTTCTGCATGTCAGAAAGACCCAGAGCCTGCGAAACAGCTTCGTCTATGCCGTCTAAGAAGTCTTTTTGTGAATTCTGTAAACGACGGCGAGCTTTTTGTGCGTCTGCTTTGCCTGCGTTGCGCCAATTCTGGTCAGACGTATTATTTCGTCGGTCTTGGGCAGACGCCTGTGACATATTAGACAGCTGCGAAGTTAGATCTTTAAGGCGACGATCTATCGATCTCAAGTAGTCTTGTTCTGTCCTATTGTCTTGATAAAGGCCACTGAAGTCTATGTTATTGGCATTCGTGTTATTGTTGTCAGCCATATACTTACGCACCTATTTAATCATCTAGATATATGTTCTGATTAAATAGATGGTTGGCTGGGCTGTGAGATCATCCCCACAGGATCATCCACGCATATGCGGAGAGCACGCTTCGCTATATAGAACTACAACCAGTGAGCTACCCCGAGGCTAAAGCCTCGGGGCTTTCTCACGCGGCAAGAGGGTAAATATAGTCAATCGAAAGGAGGAGGTATGAATGTAAGAAATAGCTATTTGCTCGGGTCGATGAGATCGGCGAGACGTGTGAATATCTCTTTGGCACTTAGGTTGAAGTTTCCGCAGTCTTCTATGCAAGATGCAATGTTGTTATAGAGCGTACAACGAGTATCGACGCATTTGTCGCTTTCCATGACGTAATCGCCTTGCTTGTCATGCATTTCTGCATAGGGAATGTACTTTCTTAGTTTAGCCGCTACCTCGCGTCGTTCTTCGATACTAGTCATCGTCCATCACCTTTCGCCGCATTCTGGACAGTATGCTTGTGGTTCGTTCCATGGCCGCTGGAAGCTATGGCCACATGTCAGGTGGAACTCCCAGCCCTCAAGCTGGCCAAGCTCGTCATCGTAGGTCTCCACGGAGCTTACCTTGCACGTCGGGTCTATGAGGTCGGCAAGGATGCGTGCTGCCTTCGCTCCCCACGCGCCGTTAATTAGAAGAGCCTCGTTGATGATTCGGAACACGGCATAGTCGATACACTCATCCTCTCCGACTTCAGTCCTCAGCCTTGCCGCCACCTCGCGGCGCTCGTTGCTAGTCGGTGCCATCTTCGTCCCCTTCCACCGGCTCATAGCCAAGCTCCTGCATGGCCCTGCCACCGGTCATGTCCTTGTGCCCCATCAAGAGAGGATTCCAGTGCTGAACACGGTCCTTCTCCATGTCATACGGGAAGACCATAGTCGCGCCTATTTCGGAGTAGAATTGCACGCAGAGGATTTCCTCTTCCTCGGTCTTCCACCACTCGGTTACGCCGTAGCCCAGGTTCACGTCATGGTTCATCAGATATGCCTTCATTTGCCCTCCCTGTGATGGCAGACGGCGGTCGGATGGCGGACCCACTGGACCTTCACCGAACCGCCAAGCCAGAACTTGGTCCATCCAGGTCCTGTTATCTCTTTCTTGAGGCATACCATGGACAGCTTGCCGAAGCGATCATACTGGACATCGGTGAGGAGCCCGCTTTCTTTGCAGCCTGCATCGTGATAGACATCGACCATGTCGCCCATGCAGACGCAGCTACAGGGCTGGTCAGAATATACAATCCAGCACCCGGGTGTGCTTGTGCCGATCGTTTTGGGAATGCGTACCGGCACCAACGCGCCGAGAAGCTCATTGACCCTGTTCTGGACCTCTTCGTAGCAATATCCAGCTTCACGGAGAGCCTTCACACGGTCCTCACCATTGCCGAAATCGCCGCGTATGACTCGATTGGCGATGTCCTCAAGATCATTGTTCATCACTGGAACCTCTCTCGAAAATGTCCGGCTTGCATGGGTAGAGCTCGCCATTGACGCCTTTGATGATGTAATCGCCGATGTATGCATTCATATCGCCTTCAAGCGTCTTGATGGTGCACGCAACCGGGTAGCTCGGGTTCTCAGATATATTAACGATACCTTGTGCTGCTGATTTGGAAAACCACTGGGGGTACTCGCGTTTGCACATAGTGTCCATCGAGATCTGAAAGGCTTCGACCTCTACCGGATTCTTGCGAAACTTAGCTATCGCTAGTCCTCTAGCTTCTTTGCCCACTCACAGAAACCGTCGTCGTGTGCTGGTCGGTAGCTCCCGCATCTGTTCGGGCTGCGGTAGCATAGCCCGTCCTCTCGGTCGTACAGCGCGCAGTCCTTGCAGCGGACGATTGGATCGTCAGGCGAGACCTGCCATACGCCATCGTCAGTCCAGGAACCGATGCATTCATGGATATGCTCGAATCCGTTCACCGCTTGTAATCCTTCGTCTTTCCCCATGCAAAGTATAAGTCCGCATAAAAGCCGTGACCGTTGCCCATGTCCCGCGTCTCGTATGTTCCGCCGTTCAGCTCGTTGCGACCACGCTCCACGAGACGCGCCTGCTTCTTCTCGTTCATCAATCGCCCTCCCTCTTCTCTCCCCATGCGCAGAAGCCGTCAGACGCAGGCTTGAACGGCACCGGCTTGGCGATGCGGCCCCCGGTGTCGAGCGCCAGCCACTCGCAGCGCCCGCGCCTGTAGTGCTCGCAGTCCCTGCACCTCACCAGCTCGCCGGTCGTGCGGGCGTGCAGGATGCCGTCTGTCGTGTCAACGATGTACTCGGCCATTAGTGCACCACCCTCGCGCCGCAGTTCGGGCAGTAATCAAACGGCTTTGCTCCACTATCCATGACATCCGTATCGTTATCGTCAAGCTCGATGCCACACTTGCTGCACTCGTAATGCCACTCGTCAACACGGCCTGTCTCTGGCGTGTTGTATGTGTCATCGACACAGACGATGTGACACGTAGGGTCGATGAGGTCGGCGAGGATTCGCGCGGCCTTGGCACCCCATGCGTCATTGACCCCGAGCACGTCGTTGATGATGCGGAAGACCGCGTAGTCGATGCACTCGCCCTCGCTGACCTCTGCCCTCAGCCTTGCCGCCACCTCGCGGCGCTCGTCGCTAATCATCGTCGCCCACCACCCTCGCGCCGCATTCGTCACAGTATGAGGGCGGGAAATCTCCATCGACAATCACTGTGTGACCACATGACAGCGTATACTCATAGCCGGCTTCCTCACATCCAAAACTTCCCGTGTGAATACGCACGGATTCGACGGTACACGTAGGGTCGATGAGGTCGGCGAGGTGCAAGAGACTTTCGCTCTTGTAAGACTCCTCAAGCATATCGGTGCCGTCGTACTCAATGCCAAGGTACGACTCAACGACAAAGCGCGTGGACCTCTCGCTACAGCTCGCGTCCTCACGTAGCCTTGCCGCTACCTCGCGGCGCTCGTCGCTAGTCGGTGCCATCGCTGTAATCCTCCTCCGTCTCGCCACGCGAGCAGAAGTCTTCTGGCTTTACTTCATCGTAAAGTTGCAAGCCGCACAGGAGCCAGCGACCACGAGCGTCATGGTGCTCGTACACATGCTTGCAGTCCTTGCAGCGGACGATTGGCTCACCAGGCGAGACTTGCCATTCGCCATCGTCAGTCCAGGAGCCTACGCACTCATGCACGTGTTCGGAACCGTTCATCGCTGGTCACCCTTTTCGTCTCTCTTTGCGCTCTCGTATTTCATGACCGCATCCTCCATGTAGGCAAGTTCCTTCGAAGCTCCTTCGTGCCATCTGTCGAGCGAATCCAAAAGGAGAATCGCTTCGTCTCTCGTTACGTTGAACTTCGCACCCGAAACAAGGCAAACGCGCGCCATGTCTCCCCAAAATTGAACGTCTTCGATGCGGCTGGTGTTTACCGCGTGAATTATCCCGCCGTTTACGATGTACTCGTTTTGGCGGGTCATCGGCTCATACATGAATGTGTACATCTTGCTCATCGCTAGCCCTCCTTCGCTGCCAGCCTGCGGATTCTTTCCGCGAGGTCGGCGAGCTTCTCGCATCTATCGTCGGCGGAGTCTGCCGCATCCACCATCTCGTCCAGCTCGTCGGCTATGCGCTCCAAGCTGTCGGGGCGCTCGTACCAGGCAGATGCCGCCGGGTACCTTTGCCAGTGTTTGTCCTCTACGCACCACTTGCCGTTGATGTAGACGAGACTATTAAAATCGTGCCAGTCTCCTTCCGTCGCGCCGGTCCAGAAGCACACCTCTCTGCCGGTCCAGATTTTTCCATCCGCAGATTTCGGCAGCTCCACTGTCTCCGCGTCCACGCGGTCGGCAAGGTCTCGAAGCCCGTCGCAATCGTCTTCGTCGATGCAGCTGTCACGGCAAGTGCCGCACCATTTGCGGATTTTGTCGCTAATCTCGCACATCGCTGATCCTCCTATTTATTTTTGCTCAAGCTGTTAAGTTCAGCTTGACGCTTTTTCAACTCTTCTTCGAATTGACGTACATATTTCTTTCTAACAGATATAGGCTGGTTCATTACCCAATCTATCGAAACTGCACCTTCGGAAGCGCGAGATATGAACATTGCCTCGTCTAGTATGTTATCGCACGCTTCGTTTCTCATTTCGAGATACGTTTTTGTTTTCCCTTGCACGACGATCGTCTCGCCATTTCCGTAGTTCAGCCACGGTTGGACGAAACAATTTCTCGTCTACAAACGCTAAGAATCGTGCGTCTTCGTTTCCACACTTAGGGCATGTAATCTTACCTGAAGAGCGAAGACCGTAATTCTCGAGTTCGTGAATTTTGTCTTCGAGAAGGATGAAGTCAGCTGATTCCATATTCTTCTGTAGAGTAGAGCGAACCATAATCGGGTCCATTGGCTCGTTTCCGATAGAGGTAATCATATAACAAATGCGCGCAAACATTGTGTTTGTCTTGCCGTCAGAACCCTGGAACGATTTGTCTTTGCGCGAGTTAAGAATGTCTTGGATTGTCGGAAGCTTAAAAGTAACGTCTTTGTTGAACGAAATAAATTCGTCTCGAGAGATCTTAATAGAGTTGACGAACCCATCGGGCAGTGGGATACAATCGACGGTACTCAAATTTCCTATGTAATCCCCATAAGACACTTGATTGCACTTGTCACAGAAAACGGCACCGGTGTTTACGTATGGACCGTAATTCAGTAGCCTGAGGCAACGAAGTACCCAATAATAGTCGATTTCTAGAAGAAGGCGAGTGTTAAACTTCTCTTCTATACACTGCGGCAAGATCTTGTCCAGCATCACGTTATCAAAGTCTTCCGCCCCTACATAATCTAGTTCTGAGGCGGTCGGAATGGACTTGATAGTAATAGTGTCTGGAATCTTTCCGTTGTACAAGCCTTTGCCTAGAAGATCTACTTTTTCGCTTAGTGCCATTATGTTCCCTTCGACGATTTGCCAGTGTTAGATATACAAGACTTTATAATTATATTAGCTTAAATGTCTTTCCCGAATATTGTATGACGTCATTGCGCTCGAACAACGTTTTAAGTGACGATTGGTAGAAGCTATAATATGTAGTACAGCTAGATACAGAGTCAAACTCTTTGTTGTCGTCAACGCACAACACCTTACGCTTCCCGTGTAACAGCCCGTTGCTCTTTGCCCTGTGGGTGTTCTCTTTATATGAGACATATTCTAGATTTTCGAGCTTGTTGTTCAATTTGTTGCAGTCTTTATGATCGACACACCTGACGCCGACTTTGGCAGGTATGCCCGTAAACGCTAGCATTATGACTGAGTGAGTAGACGGAACGTGATATTTGCCATTGTCATCCTGTATATTAATAGTTGGATACCCTACCATGTTAAGATATTGATGTAACATCTTGCCTTTGACGATATATTCGATCTTATGCCCGTATCTGTCTACTGTCCTCTTAGTTACGTCTTTAGACCTGACTCGTCCGTAATTAGACGCCTGATAGCGAGAGAAGCCCGGTATCTCAGACCACACCTCGTCGTCTATTACGTCGGGCATATTATTTGCGGGTATGTCAGCTGGGGCATACTTCTTGCAGTCTTCTGAGCTTGCACGTTCATTAGATTCGTCATTCATTACTTCGTATTCCTTTCAGCCTAATGTAAGTAATGAGCAACTGTCCAAGTGTCTCCGGTTCTCGTATCTCTCATTGATTCCATATATATCGGATTCGTATCCATATTTTTGTAAAACGTAAAAACATATCCGAATAGCTCAAATGATGTTCTCTTCGAATAAGGCGTTGTCATTACGTTTACTTTTCGATTCTTATTGTGTGTGTTGTCACGTAAAGAGGTAATAAGGTCATCTACATCGTAAGCTGTCGGATAGGGAAGAACTTCGTGCCACACATATATTGTCTTTCTGTCAGTTCCGTATACGGCTAAGCGAACTCGACCCGCTCCTAAAACTGAATCAAACGTGAATCCAAGATCATCGCAAACACATGAAACCTCTTTATCTGGGTGCATCGTGTTTTTGAATAACGAAAAATAATGTTTAATTTCGTCATCATTGAATAGATGACAATTAGATCGACTAGACACGTTCATACCGTTACGGAAAACAGAGTACATCTGTTTATGATTGTAAACAATAGCTCCCGAAGGGGCTTCCTTAGTTATTTCTCGTTCTTCGGTGACCATTCGTAACACCAGCCAGAATCTTTAACAACTCTGCTACCTTTGCACGTACCGTGCGCACTTACAAAAATACGTCTGTAATATGAACATGAACTACATGATATACCGCAATTAGACATTATGTTATTAGTTAATTTCAGAGCTCGGCGTTGTTGTTTGTTCATCGTTTCCTGCATTAAGCTCGTTAACCGCTTCGTTTATAGCGTCTTTATGCGTCTTTTTACATCCCGCGTCGAAAGCTACGTTGATAATGTGTTCCATTAACTACCTCTTCTTCTAGGCACTTTATGAAATTAACGATTGCTCAGATGTCACAATGACCGAACTGCATGTCATCGTGACCCGTCGTATAGTATACGTGACGAATTCCAATGTCCGACAATGCGTGAGCGCACGCCGGGCAAGGCAGAGCGAGACCCGTATAGTCGTCAAGCCCCCAGCCCACGCGATATACGTATACGTTTACGTTTTTCCATTCTACTTGCTGCGCTATTGGGTAAGGAACTGTCTTTAAAGCATCCATCTCTGCGTGTATTGTATGACCGCAATTCTGTATGAACGCTCCGGTGCGTGTGAAAGCTCGATACTTTGTGTTATAGCGGCGCTGGACCGGGTCTGTCTTAGACTTATTGTGTCCTACAGACAGTATGTGATTTTTGTAAACTAAGACGCATCCAAGCTTTGCGGTATGGAAGTCACTTTTGAAAGCTTCGTTTCTGGCTTGCGCAAACCATCGTGCATCACCTTTACCCATCCCACAAACTTCTGCCCAGTCGAAAATCTTGTCGTCTGTATACGACGAAATTTCGTATATTTGATAGTCTGACAACGTCTTAGTTTGGAACAACAATATCACCGCCTTGAACTAAAAATAACGAGCGTAGCAGATTTTATTTACTTCTGCTACGCTCGAAGGATCTAAGCTACTTTACATTGAGGCGACGATAGGAAGACGAAGTCTTGAATTCGCTTGCACTCCTGCCCTCAGACGCGAGGAACGAGTCGAGGAGCTTGCTATCCCAGCGATTCGAGATGACGTTCGAGTAGGACACGATGTAGTTCTGTCCCTGGATCTTCTGACCGGCTGAGATTCCGTTGTACTCGAAATAGTCGAAGATGTCTTGCTGAGCATCCTTGAGCTGACGATCGATATCGTCCTTCTGAGCGCGGAGACGACGATACTTAGCAACTGCAGACCTGAGCTCGTTCTTGTTGTGGCACATGATATACTCCTTCTGGACGTTGATTGATATCTTGGCCGTTGACTATATTATAGATACTCGACAGAGAATGTCAATACCTATTAAGAATTTTCTTGATTGCTATTAGAATTTTCAGAAGATGAAGTGTTATTGCTACTAGAACTGCCAGTGTTACTGAGTCTCGTCTTCTCAATCAAGAATATGAAAGCGAGACCGACGATGCACGCAACTGCGCCTGCAACGTCACCCGTCGCAAGGAACGACACGAGTACGCAGAAAATGAACAGCAATGCGATCCAAGAGATGAGATAAATTCCTACCGCACCGGCAACGATAATAAGGAAGATCCAGAACATAATGCTCTCCGTTCGCCTGACTTTGTTCTGTAACAAATATTATATAGCGAATCAGAGGTAAATGTCAATACCTATTAGTCGTCTTTGTCGGAATTAATGTGAAATATGTCACACACCATGTCAACTATTACTTCCATAACTACCACAATGAACTCTGCTACAGAGTAAATTGCCGTAATAGCTAGAGGCAACATGCATACGATAGCTAGGACGACTGCTGCGTTTATTAGTCCGTAATTTAACATCTATACCAGCATTTCCATATATTTGTCTTCGTCGATTATCGGAATTTCCAAGCTTTCGGCTTTCTTGTATTTAGACGACGTAGACGGCTTATTACAAATAAGATAACATGTGTTCTTAGAGACAGACGAGCTAACAGATCCTCCGTTCGAAACAATATTGTCTTCGAGCTCTTTCCTATTCTTGAAGCGATTAAGACTACCGGTTATGACAAACGTAAGTCCGTTCAGTATATTTCCTTTGGAAGTTTCTGTATTAATATATGGAATAAGGCACGAATAGATGTCATCGGCTTCTTTATGACGGTCGCTGACAGCCCACGTAGCTAAGGAAGCTAATATTTGCGATCCAAACCCCGGTATAGACATTGAAACAAATTTGTCAGCTTCGAAGTCTAAGAAATTACCAATATCGCCCTTAAAGAAGTTAGAAAGCTTCTGAGCTTGAGACCTGCCAATGTGAGCTATTCCTAGGCCGGAAACAAACTTTGTAAATGTGCAATGTTTAGACGAATGTTCTATAGAAGAAATTATGTTGTTGTAGGAGATTTTGTCGAAACCAGTCATTGAAAGTATTTCATCTTTATGATCATCTAGCTTGTAGATGTCAGCTATACAAGAAATAATGCCTTTATGTACAAACCTCTCTATTGTCTTGTACGAAAGACCCTGTATATCCATACACTCTCGAGAACAGTAGTGTGTTATGTCATCTATTAGTATTGCCGAGCACTTCGGGTTGAGGCAATACATATTAAGTATGCCATTTTTAGAATGTATTAGATATCCGTGCTCTCCACACTCGGGGCATATTACTCTAAGATTGTATTCGTAATTTTCGTCCCTATCTTGGCAGTCAGAAAGATTTTCTACAATCTGTGGTATTATCATATTAGCTTTTATGACTGAAACTTTGTCACCTACGTGAATGTGAAGCTTTTTCATTATTGACACGTTATGTAGAGAAGCCTTTGTAACAGTAGTACCATCAATTTCAACTGGGTCGAAAATAGCTACCGGGTTAAGTAGACCTGTTCTAGACGGCTGCCAGACAATGTCACGAATTGTCGTTTGCTCTGGCTTGTCTTCCCACTTAAGCGCATAGCTGTAAAGTGTGTTGGGGTGGTGTGCCGTACCCTCGAGGCTATCCGTAATTTCTGTGTTGAGATATGCACCGACTAGACCGTCAACGGGATAAGGATAGAGTTTAGGGTCGAAATCATTGCTGCTAATTACGTCTTCTATGTACGGCGAGTTATCCGTGTCTTTGTTTACATCTACAATCTTCAAGAATACGTGATTGATACCGTTTTTCTCTGAAAACGTTACTACTCGATCATAGAAGTCCCAGCTACGCTTCTTTTCGTGATCTACAAGTTCGAACATGAAGAACTTAATATGACGATTCTTAACTTCGTCTTCGTCTTTTAGTGTGACAGACGCTGATGCCAAGTTGCGAGGGTTCTTGAATTTTTCAGAATCGTCTAACGTAGAATTGATAAATTCGAAGTCTTTGTAAGAAATAACAGCTTCCCCGCGCACCGTAAATTTAGACTTGTCATGAACCGTTTGTGGTATTCCGTCAATATATTTAGCGTTATTTGTTACGTTCTGACCTTGGTAGCCGTCTCCTCTGGTAGCTGCGCATACTAGTTTGCCGTCGTCATATGTAAGCTGAAGCGTACAACCGTCCATTTTCCACATTAGAGCGACTTTGTCTAAGTTGCCACCGCGCCGAACAAAGTTTTCTCTAAACTTAGACACGTCTTTTGTCTTGTCGAGAGACTTTGCTGGAAACTCGTGCAATACTTTGTCCGAAGAACATGTTTCGTACCCTACGTTAGCATTCGGACTATCTGGGAGTACTAAATTACAAGACTTTTCAAGCTTTGTTAGCTCGTCTAGCATACTGTCGTATTCGAAATTTGTAATAAGCTCTTTACCGTTGTAGTATGCGTTTGCAGCCTGGTTCAATTTATTTATAAGTTCTCGCATTTTAGACTCGGAAGCACGTTGTATTAAATTCATACTTTACTCTGCCTTTGAGTAATATTCGAAATCATTGTAAAGTACACCTTGCAAGAAAGACACAAAGTCACTTATATCTTGTAACTGTCGAGCTATCTCGCTCTTTACAACCCTATAACGAACATACGTAAGAATAGAACAAATTGCGTAAAGTAAACCGGTAGCTACTATTATCTCCGAAGGCAAACATGCCCAATTGCCGTTTTGAATTCCATAAATGAATGCCACCGACGTGACGGCATATATCGTTTCGAAGTCAAATAACATGTGATAGAACTTATCTGTGTGACTTAAATAGTCAGTTAGATGACGACGATTTATCATAGCGTTCACTAGTAGATACGATGGGCGCCTCAATTTGTCGAAATCATGAACGTAGAGTTTTCCCTCTCCGGGGTTATCTCTAATTGGATCAGTAAGTTTGCGGATTTGTTTTGACGTAGCGTTCGAATAGCTTGACACAATTATCACGCCCTTCGTTGGTTTCAATAATAAACGATTTAACATTATCCCTGTTAAGACCAGTAATTTTGTCGAATTGACGATCATCGAAACCGATTGACGCTGCGTCTTCTACCGTACACCCATAATACACTTTGTCGATTCGTGCCCACATACATGCGTATAGGCACATACCACAAGGCTCAGACGTCGTGTATAACTCGCACCCTGACAAGTCGAATGTGTCTAATTTATTACAAGCGTCTCTAATAGCTTGGATTTCTCCGTGACACGTAGGGTCTTCGTTTTTGAGAACCTCGTTATGCCCTCGACCGATAACTTTACCGTCTTTTACAACTACAGAACCAAACGGTCCTCCGTCTCTCCTAATTACACCAAGATTAGCTTCTATAATTGCCTCTGCCATAAATCTGTCGTTGTACATGTTTACCCTTTATAAGATGTTAGAAGTTGTGTAATAGCTAACATTGCAGCTTCGCTGTCAGACATCGATTTCTCTTTTGGAAAACGATACTTACAAGGTTCGTCTAGTACCCAAAGGTGACGCATATTAGACACGTTTATAACGTCACTCTGTTTTGGGTAAACTTCTATACACTCTACGTCTTCTCCTAAACACTCGTTCTTTATGGTCTGAAGCTCGTCCCAAGTAATTCCGTCTTCCCAATTGCCGTCTCGCTTCTTTGACTTCTTTCGTACAGTAAGACGAACTAGATCGTTAGCTCGCTGTTTATAAAGAATGGCCAGAAACTTTGTAGACTCGAACACTTTAAGAGGAATTACTTCGGCACACAACATTATAGGCCAGTTGTCTTTGTTAATTTCGGTCATATGTCGAGACAAAACTTTGGCAGACAAAATATCACCTCACGAACTTGTTAGGGACAGTGTTAGACGCCCATTGACGTGTGTATTCGTACATACAACACGTTGCTGCACATGATACGTTTAAGCTACGAACGCTCCCTTGCTGACGTATATAAACGAGATCATCGCATAGATTTATAGTGTCATCAGATAGTCCAGTCGTTTCTTCACCGTATACAAAGGCTGAGAGCCGCGGTATCTCAAACGTTCCTAGCTGCTTTGGTATCTTATTGGTAGTGACGTTATTATCTATCCCAAAAACCGTGTAATTGTTAGAATGAAGTAAATCGATTACTTCTCTCATAGAGTCAGCGTGATAAACGTTTTCGTAGTGATATGTTCCGACAGTTCCTCGCCTATCGTATCGACGTCGTCCAACAATGTAAACAGCCTTGCCGAGAAATGCGTTATTAGATCGAACAACTACGGCTTTGTTAAAGTCGTGGGAAAGATTCTGGCAAACGCTTATCATGTCGTTTCTACGAGGCTGAAGATCGGCTCGTATTTCGTCTGCTTCCCACGACTTATACAAGTCAATAACGTTGTTGTGGATGCTGGGAGGGACGTCTTGCCCGAACGAATACTTCTCAATCATTGCTCAGCACCGAATCGTCGATAATTGCGTCTATCATTGCACACAGCTTACTGAGATCTTCGTTGCATCTGTCAAGTTGCTGACAGAATCGACGATAGTCACCCTTAGATATGCCAGTATGCTCAGGGTCATTTAGTTTGTCTCTAACTTCGCGTGCCGGATCAGAGAGATTCTTCAATATACTATATGCAGAATACACACTGCTATAAGCATGATCGTTGAATTCTAGTACCTGAGTTTTGTTACTCAAGATATTAACCCCCGGTTAAACTAGGTGCCCGCGAACCTTACGGCCCTCGGGCTTAGCTAACGATGATGCTATGCTACGTCTAGGTGAGTTGCCTTGTATCCGTCTTTCAGAGCGTTGTAAAGGTAGCAAACGTTTGAGTCATCGTACTTATCGTTGACGCTATCGAGGGTCTCAATGTCAGGGTACTGATGACCTTCGTCTACTCCGTTGATAATGGACTTTGAGATAACCCAATATACGACGTGAATGAGATTGCCGTTTTCGTCTTTGACAAATTCTACCAGGCGGTTATTCTTAGAGAGATTATATACGATGTCATAACCGATGTTGAATGCTTCGTTCTCAGTGTATGCAAACTTCTCGATATGTTCTTTGCGAATAAATCGCTTCGAAATCTCTCCGTTGCGATTGACGTGCATGTCGATCTTATCGGCAGTGATGAGAAAATTGGGGTAGTTATCGTAAAGATCGTCTTCGCTGATGGTTCTGAGATTGAGATTGTTGACGCGATTGAGAGACGACATGATATCTCCTTCTGACGACTCTTCCCTTCCTACAACAATATTATAAGTACCGACTTATGAAAAGTCAATACCTATAATACAAGTTTTACAGCCGGATGACTTGATATTTTTAATACTGAAGAGAAGAATCGTTTACAATGTATAGACGATCTTTAAAGTATATTCCGATATACTTGCAAACTTGGAGTATCTAAACTCACTTGTCTTCAGGTACCTTGTCATATGTCATTTCAAAAATTTCGTACTTGCAAGGGTAAAGCTCGCCCTCTACCCCTCGAACGATATAGTCTCCGATAGAGGCGATGTGAGTTCCTTCTAACGTTTCGATAGTGCAATATACGTTTGTCTTAAATCCTTTGTCGTCCGGAAACTTTACCGTTCCGTCTTCGATAGCTTTAGAAAACCAGTCGGGCCATTTGTCGATTCCGGACTTAAAAGCTTCGATTACTACGGGCTTTTTCATGTACTTTGCCATGCTATTCTCCAAACAGAGCAATGCTAGAAATGATAGTGCTTGCCTTTCGAATACTAATTGTAAGAATTTCGAGCTCTGCAAAGTCTTTTTCAGTCATTTCCTTACCCTTAGCAGAAATCTCTTCCTCGCGATTTGAGCACTTCTTAAGCCAATCCATCATGTACTCGAACGTAAGTACAAAAGCGTCGTTTACTACCCCGTCACGGAAGACGTACTGCGAGCGGTTATTTTTACCGGCAGAAATTCTGCCGTTGCCGTTCTTATAAAAACGGATTTCTTTAACGGGTTCGGCAAGGTTTACGTTGTCAACAAAAGACTGACCTTCCGGGCATACAAACGTTCCAAACCTGATAGTGTGACCGTTATGATCCTTCGGAAACTCAAGCTTTGAAACTTCTCGATTACCTTCGCCAAGTTTTAGCATGTCTGTCTCCTTTAGTTTGATGATACATGCACTGCTTTTCTCTTCCTAGCGGAACCCAGCTGTGCCCCTTTCTGCAGAACCCGCGACGACGATGACCGTTCATCAGCTCTTTGTCTGTGCAGAATTGACAGTTATCGCATATTACTACCTGCACAAACGTGTAGTCTTGACCCATTTAAATCATCCTTCATAATACATTGTTTAACAATTTTTTATCATACAATGTATTATATATATGTATATGATTTTACGTTATACACACAAAATTCGGTTCAAGAATGGCGAATGATTATCTTTTGCCCAGTTACTGAAAAGGCTGTCTAGACTAGAGTACAGAAAGACTTCGTATCTATGAGATCTATCGTAAAACACCCTAACCCAAATAGCGCTTGGGCTATTATGATGACATCCGTCAAATTGAATGGTATGAACCTCCCCTCCTGAGCCGTGGTTCAGGAGGGGCTTCTGAACTGCTACGCCCCGACTGAAGCGTAAGAAATCATGCAATCCTTCTTCTTGGAAACAACCGGCTCGCCTAGACCACACCCAGCAACGACATTACTGCCGCTTGAAACACTGGGCTGCTTTACAGTGTACATGCCAGCTTTCGTGTCCACAGCGGACCCCACGCCGTTCGCAGACACACCCAAGCTCTTAACCGACGTCCCATCGGCGCAGCACCCCATCACGGATGCAACATACCACGAACGCACACGCGACAACACCACAAGCCAACGCGCATCAGACCCACCCAACACACGCAAACCCTCAAACAAGATGTTCCACGCCGCATTCAAATCACGATCGAACTCAACACCACACTCAGGACAAACCCAAGAACGAACACCCAACCCACTGAGCCCCTTGGGACCAACCTTCTCAAAACATACCGAGCACAACTGCGTAGACGGAAAGAAACGATCAATCTTGACAAATTTCTTACCAGCCCATTCACACTTGTACTGGCAGTACGTTAGAAAAGCGCCCCAACCAGCATCAGAAATACCACGCGCCAGGAAATGATTCTTCAGCATGCCCCTTACACACAAATCCTCGAATATGAGCACATCGTGGTTATTGACGAGCTCACGCGAGAGCTTATGCAGGAAATCATGCCGCTTGTTCCTGATTTTCTCCTGAATACGTGCGACCTTCTGCCGCTGTTTCTGGTAGTTTTTAGCGTCACATAATGCTTTGTTCTCCTTCTTCAAACGTGCACATTTCTTGCCGAGCTTGCGCTGCGCTTTATGCAGCTTCTTTTGAAGCTTCTTGTAGTCATCAAGGCAGGGATCGTCGAAGAACGTTCCATCATTGCTTGTCAGGAACGTCTTCAGTCCCAGGTCACCGGCGAAGAGTGCCATCACGAGCTCGTCATCGGTCATAGTAAGCAACTGTGCAACAAGTTCATCGGCGTCATCTTCTACGGTGATGATTTCTTCGTAGCAGATTGATGCGAACCATTTGCCTGATGCGGTGTACTTGATGGTGACGTTGAGAATTCGCCCGTTGATATGTCTATTTATGACGATTGGCACGTCACCGCCGTGCTTGCCAAGTTTTGGCAAGTGCAGGAAGTAGCTTGTTTTGCTGTCCCTCGATTGGTAGATGCTGATTGTGTCACCGCTCGGCGTTGTCAGGTTGTTTGTTTTGAATGTTCTTGGGTAGTGGTTCTTGCTTTTGAATTTTGGTTTGCCGTTTTTGCCTTTGGTGTAGCCTTTGAATGCTTTGTCGAAGTTCTTGCGGGCATTCATGAGCGCGAGGCTATCGACGTCTCGCATGTATTCGTATTCTTGTTTGGCTTCTTTTTCGGTGATCCAGTGGTAGTTGAAGCCGATTGGTGAGCCGTCGTGCTCGTCTTTATAGGCAAAGTAGGCGGTTTGCTCGTCGGTGATTTGGGCTACGCGGAGGTTGTACATCTTGCGGGTGCAGCCGAAGTTGCAGTGGAAGTAGTGCTGTGCTTCGGTGTTCGGGTATATGCGGTATTCCTCTCCGTGTTGTGTCTTGAAGGCGTGCGTTGTCATCGTCTGTCACTTGCCTTGTTGGCTGCTTGCGATGTATTGTTTGATGATGGCGATTTGTTCGGTTATTGCTTTGTGGCGGTATTTGACGACGAGTACGGGGTGGTATGTTAGTAGGTATACTGAGTGTTGTCCTTTGTTGAGTTCTGTTTTCATTATCTGTAATTCCGTTGTTTCGTCGTTGTTTGTTTCTGGTTATGATTATAATCGTTTTGGTGGTGTGGTGTCAAAGCTAATTGTTAAATTGAGATTTCCGATTTTCATGTCATTGCCAGCGTATAGTGCTTTCAACGTATTGCTTCCGCTGTTTAATTAGTTAAACGATCTTCTGGAAATTCTCATCTATCAATATGTCTTTAAATCTAAAATACAGCTTGTTGTTGACAATATAGTTGTTGTAATCACCTTGCCTAACGTATTTCCAGTAGCTTTGATGCTCTCCTTGTACTAAGTAGTCTTCGCATACTCGGACGGGCATATAGTCGTTTGAAACGTACTGACGAAACGTAAGCTGATTTATATTGTCATTCTCAGAAACTTCTTGTTTAATTTTGTCTATCTTTTGTGTGGTGAAATCTGGGGATACTACAAAAACTACTCGAACGCACTCTTGCTTTATCCTCTCAACGCATTGGATGTCTTTAACATCGAATAAATGATACGAAACAAGATCAAATTTAGAAATTATATCTTTCTGAGTTTGACTAATATCTTTGAAATACGAAGTATGAATCTTTGATTTAATGTTATTAAACGCACAAAACGAAGTTATGGTTGAATACCAGTCTACCTTAGCGTCTTCGTTAGTTATTTCAAAAAGAGGATCTCCGCCGCCAGAGACAGACAGTGATGTAATTTCAGCAGTTTTAGCTATTGATATAAACGAAGCAATAGTTTCACTTAAGCTTGTATGCGGAATTCCGTGCCCTCCAAGCTTTGAAATACAATACGGGCAATTCCTGTCACATCCGAAGTTAGTGATAATACTGTAACTTCTTTTATGATCATCCATGAAGCCTCACTAAAAAGATTGGCATACAATCAACTTTTAATTAATTGTATGCCAATTCCTATAAAATGCCAATAGTAAAATTAGAACTCTAGAAGCCATTCGACAAGAGTCGCCCACTCATCATCTATGTCATGGGCTCGATCATACATATTTTGAGCAAGCTCTCGGATCTCCCATTGTGCGTGACTGTCAAGACGAAGCTTCAAGATAGACTGGAGCTCTCGAGCGTTTGTAGACATAACAAGACGAGTCTTTGTAGATTCGGGGAGTAGGAATCTAGCGTCTTCTGATTTAACACCTATTTTTGTAAGATTGATATACTTTTTCAGCTGGCAATCCATGTCATCGCAATACTCTTCGAGAGTTTTTGAATCCACTTTAACCGAAGGCGGTGTGACATACCAGTTTCCGTCTTTCAATGTCTTTTCGTCGAACTTACAATACCTCTGGCTTTGAACTGACAGCGAAATGTGACGATGACGACATAGCTGTGCGAGGCAGGATCTTGAAATTCCGTCGATGTGATACGAAACTACAGCGTGTTCGACAATAGAGGTATGCCCCATCTTAATACAGTTCCTAACACGCTTCTCTGAAAATTGATCTGCTTTACCGTAGCAGATTCCAGCGGCAAACGACAAAAGATGAATTGGCTTAGAAGTTGCAGAAATAACTTCTACGTTCATAACTCTTCCCTTCTCAAATGTCATACAATGATCGTTACAATATGTATTAATAATAACGAGGATGTGGACATAATATGTGTGAAGAAGACTACGTGATTGGTCACATTGTTAGGTGCAACTCTATCGGTTGTTATTTTAATACGGAGTCAGGACCCGTACATGTTAAAAGTGGGTCTCGATTTAAAGTTTCGTCATCTGAAGGCGATTCGTATTGGCTTATACCGAAAGAGCCTAACAATCTGAACGTTCCGATAATTAAAGTAAAGAAGTCTGAGATTCAAGACTTTTCCGTCGGCAAGAAGTGCTAGAATGAGCAGTTACCGATAGCTATCCAGTTTACGTTAACTTGCGGGCTGCCGTCAGCGTCACAGTATAGCATGTACGTGAAGTCAGTTTGAGACGAAGACTTCACGCTGGCTGTTACGTGAGACCCCGAATCGTTGTTCGCGTTGACGCACACTATAACAATTGGAGCTTCTGTAAATTTGAAAGTTGAAACGTTGTTGTTACTCGAAGACGACGGGTCGAACGTTACTGTGTGGGTGTTGGTTGCGCCTTTCCCAGGGGCAGAAACGTTTGTATTGCTGCCGTACAATATACCCATATGCGACGGTAGCGGCTTTATCCCTCGATAGAACGCGTTTACGTCAGATGCACCGAAAGCTCTAGAGGTGTCAGAGTCGGTCTTTTTAACTATAGTATATAACCCGTTTGACATAGACGTTCCGTTGCCAACCTGATTGAAAGCTTCAATCCCTGTCTGGACGGAACCATCTGAGTTTACGTAAGAAACAAACTTACCGACAACGTGGCCTTTGCCATCGTAGTTACAGAAACTTATCTCTCGAGATCCTTCGGGCACGTTATTCCAGTAATTCGTAGTCTCGTTTACGAGTGTGTGCCCTGCGGATATGTCTGACGGGCTATCTGTGTTTTTGTCTGACTTATACAAAGAGTTGTCTAAGTCAGTTACCTTAGAACCTGGAATTTGCGGTAGCACGTCAACGTTTAGTGTCTCGCTAACAGTCTTCTTGCCGTCTTTGTCTGTAGTATATACGGGGTCAATTTCACTAGGCTTGTGATGATGATACGTCGACAAAAACTGCGAACCCGAAGATATGCCCGTAAGCTTAGCGCCCTTAGTGGCTGACTCTGTATCTTTGCTAGCTACGTTGTCTTTGTAATACTTGTCTATAGCTGCCGATATCATTTTCTCGAAGAACGTCTCAATTTCAGACTCTTCGAGCTTGTTATTGTTATTCCCACCCAAAGACGTTGTATCATACGAGAACATAGACTGTATGAAGTTTCCGACAATAGTGCCGTCAGTCATAGCTTCTTTTAGCAATTGTTGAAATGCGAGACGAGTATTCTCATCTATCTGTATGTCAGCCATAATTTATACTGCCTAAGAACGAATCTTATTTGTAGAAACACCCGATTTATATAAGTTACAAGCTTCAATCGCATTTTAATATTAATACCCTAGAACAATTACTGGGCATATTCCGCAAACTTCTGTAGAGGACTTAAAATCGATTCCTCCCAGGTCTGAAATATCTCCGAAATCAACAGAATACGCTGCAGGCATTGGAAGGTGATCTGTTGATCCGACATTGTTTTGCATATTCCTGACATACAAATTTTTGTTATCTGATATTCCATTTGTAACCCAGGCCCGGTTTGCAATATGATCTAAGCCTTGGTAATGTATAGTATCATTAAGCTGATAAACATTATTATTTATAGTAGTAATCGAAAACGCAGAAGATCCATCTTCTTTTGGATATGCAGGGTGATCTAGCTCTTCGAAAGACGGCAAGAAGGAATTTGTTGTTATAGTCGTTCTTCCAATTTGCCCTAGCTTATATGATGTCGTAGACCCCGTTGTGTAAGTTGTTACACTAACCGAATTGCTCACGTTTATTGTCGTAGTTAATATATAGGGCGTAACGTACGAATCGTAGCTGTCTTCGAGCTTATTAGTTTGAATATTATATTGTTTGTGAGACGTAAACATAGTGGTGAGCCAACTGTAATACAACGTAGAAATTTTGTTTACGTAGTTACTGTTCGCATACCCACCGGTAGACGGATACGTTGACGTATATAGACTAGGTGAAACCCCGGCGCTCGAAAACCAAGTCGAAGGAATTGGGTCAGTTTGTAAACAAACAATGTGATGTTTCGTCTTAGACGTACCAGTATTTGACTCTACTCCGTAATACTTGTCAATGTCTACTACTTCGAAATTCAAGTAATCAGTAGACTGAACACCGCCGGATGTAGTATGATAAAACGGGAGCTTAAACGTGTCTCCTAGATATACCCCGTCAAAATTGCCTTCGTCCATCCTAGCGAATATAGACCCGTCTGCTATTTCGTTTGTAATGTCGAAATGACGAATAGTTCTTTTTCTTGCTATATCAGACCTAGGCCTAAGGTGAGACCAAGCGCGTGACAAAAACTTGTTGTCTACAAGGTCTGTGTCGGGCTTTAGAGAAACTAAGAACTCTGGCTGCGGACCAGCAACTGACATATACAAAGACATAAGAGTCGAATCTGGGTCTACTTGCTCAAAACGAAACGTTGTTATAGACCCTCGAGTCCTGTTGGCGATTCCGCACGCAATATAGGTGTTATTCAACTTATTGTTTACAAATGTTGCTAAGAACGTAATATGCGCTGTGTTTACCGTGTTAGGGTCAGAAACGATTGTACTTGTACTTGCAAAGTTAGCGTCAAGCTCGTATATCGTGTATCCGGAAGACGTTATAGTGTTAAGAATAGAATCAAAATTTAATACTGTCTTCTTAGTTCCGCTATTTGTTGCAGGTATTACATAAAACTTGTTTTCAACAATCCTAGAATACGAATCCGACTTTGGAGAGTTCTGAGCGAGCACGTTATTAAGTTTGACGTATGATACGTCAGAAGCGTCGCTATAATCTAACAACTCTATGTTAGTATGATAAAGTGAACTACCGCTATTAGCGTCTTGTCCAAATGTGCCTCCACTAATAGCCCCGTTCATAAGAAGCCCAAGTTCTGCAATTTTACACCCGCGCGGTATAGATATCGATCCGCCAAGGCTTACCCAATCGCGATTAAATATGTAAGTATCGTGTTTGTCGTTTACCCGTATTTCGTTAGCAAACCCTCCGCGAGATACATACTTTGCATATAGCCGTATAGAATCGGAAATTATTCCTAAATGCTCAGAGCTATTAGAGTATCTGCATACGTTTGTATGCAAATAATAGGACTTTGTACTGTCAGAAAACCCAGATATGTCTGACTGTAAAGGTAAATATTCTGTATAACTTCCGACCCAATGGTTAAGATTCGTATCAACATCCTGATACTCAATGCCGTCAGGGTGGCTACTATCCTCTTCGATAGAAGAAGGAATTCGGCTATTTTTAAGCTCGTTTGTCAAGTTACGACGCAGCGGCTTCATTATTCCCGAGCCTATATGAGGCTCTCCGCTTGCAGGTGCCCACGCAGCATATTCTTCCTCACAGAGCATAGGCGAATCTACATCTACATATGTAAGAGTACTGTCAGCTGCTCCGTTGTTATCGAAACGTAGTTGATATTGTCCCTCTACGCTATTTTCTGGCAAGTTAAACATTAGTTCAATCGACGTATCCGCAATACCTATTTCTTTCACGTCAACATTTATATATTGAAAAGCTATCCATGCGCTTGAGTTAACTTTGTCGTTAGCGGTTTTAGTGTCTCCGCAAGCCAATACAAAGACGTCAACTGTAGTTTTGGTAGTGCTTCTAATCGCGTTGAACGTAAGACAATAGCTTGTATTGTGTTTGAGCGTAAATGGGGGAGAATAAATATAATCTTCGTTAGATGTACTATTTGTTAAATGAAACGTGGCGGGGCTTCCGTCATCTGATGTCTGTGTAGTCCCGTTTGTCACTACCCACCCAGTACCGTCTACCGTACCTGTTAACATATTTTCGGGTTCATACGAATAAGTCACGTTATACCTTGGATCGTAAGCCACGTTATCCCCTAGATCGTTTAACGTCAACTAACCCAGTGTCTTTTCTAAGTATTGTGACAGCGTCTGGGTTCTTCTGTGTTAAATATAAGGAATCTGCATACGGCTCATACAAAAACTTAGACTTGGGCTTATCCAAATTTCCCAAACGCTTAGCAACATGTTTAAACGTGACGGGCTTGTACTTTATGACATTTATAGATGTATTCACATAATTTGGTTCGGCTATCTTCATTCCATGAAGATGCCCGTGAATTATAATATCACCTTTGGGGCATGGGTACTTAGGCTCGTGGCAAATCATAACTCGCTTAGATATATACGTTGGGTGATAATAGAAGTCGTCGCAGCAAAACATGATTTCTCGGCAATCTTTACTTTTGTCATGATTGCCTTTAACACCTATTACGTTGACGTAATTCTCTCTTATTTCTGTTATAAGATCACACGTTTTGTCTACATATCCGAAGTCGCCAAGTATATAAAGTGTCCACCCTTTGTGTTTTAGAGACCAAGATACTAGTGTGTCATATATAAATTTATCATGTTCTTCTATGGATCCGAATTGATGTCTCTCAAACTTCAATACTCGCTTATCACCGAAATGAAGATCTGAGACAAAAGCAGACTTCTGTAAGTCACTCATCTGTCTCTTCCATCTTTGCGTGAAGTGTTACGTCGTATAGCTTCTTAAGTGCGTTGTAGGAATTATCAAACTCTTTCGATATGTTCCTCAGACCGGCTTTCGAAATTGGATCGTCATCAGTCATATTCTCAACGTAATAATCGAAGTTTTGACGAGCAAAAATGACGTAGTCTTGGACCCACTTCAAGTCATCTCGAATCATCAATATCTGTTCAGTCAAAAACTCTTTTGTAGGGTTGTTAATGAGACGACGAACATCGAGATCTCCGTCGGGGTCATCGTCTTCCGTTGCCAAAATCCCGTCAAAGTCATCGAAGTCCTGATATGCACAAATTCCTTGTACCTCGTCTTCGTACCCAGACTCCATTTGATGTCCTCTCTACTAGACAAATAGGATACAAGAATTAACGAACTTTCGGAGTACAAACACGTTATTGCTTCGCTGTTCGATATTTTTAAATCGATGAAATGTATGTTTGTATCTGCGGGAGGATAAAACCAGACTTACTCCAGGTATCTGGGTTGTTTAAAAAATTTCGAAATTTTAAACCCATTGAAGAACCCCAGGAAAGACAATTAACGTAATCAAAAATGAGGCAAATCTTGAGAGCCTTATGTCATTCGCATTGTAAAATTCGCATACGAGTTCGCAAAATGCCTGGTCGCGAATTTTCAACAAGTGTCGAGAGAGGGTCAAAACCGCACAAACTTGTGTTTTCACTATGCATGAAACTACACAAATCGTTATTGCAAACAAGTATCGACTGAGATAAGAAGGAGTTTGCAATGCAAGACGTTACACAAGAAGCCATGGAGTGGGATAAAGCTATGGAAGAGAGATACCAAGACAAGTCGCCAATTGACGTATGCCGTCAGCTTGCAGCTTACGAGTTCGGAGTTTCGTTCGAATCGACGTATGTCGTCATGTTTGCGTTCACGCTAGGCAGCTACAAAGCGTTTTGTTCTTCGTCTCAAGTACACGAAGACAAGGGCCAATACGTAGAGGTAGTTTATAACGCAGACAAGAATCAACATTACGTTATTAAATATCGAGAGACAGATCGAAAGACGATATAAACATAGAAATAGCCCAGGCGGCTGTCTGGGCTATCGTTTTGTAATTCCCGAGTCTATCGAATCTTCTCGAAAATATAATGATTCTTGTCCCAATCGAACGATGCCATCGAGTAAGCTTCGTCGGGTATGTCTCCCCATTCGTCTTCCATCGAGTAATCGATGTGCTCTGCAAAGTCTTGTTGCTCGAAGCTCTCGCCGATTCCGTCGCTAGCTTGACCTCGTACCCAGTCAGAAATTGCGTCGAGTGACTCCTTGTCAAGCGCTTCTGTAGTGCCCAGGTAAATAAGGCCACCGTCAGGGTCCGTTAGCTGGAAGAACACGAAGGCAATAGAATCGCTAGGACAATCTGTTTTGACCAAGCCCGAATCGATGTCGTCTTTCAAGATGTCAGTAAGCTCGGGATCGTCTAGAAACTTACCGGCTTTGTACTCGTCTTTAACAGGCTCGTATAAATAGAATTTAGTCATATACAGATGGGGGACTGTGCTTAGCTTCCACTTACCGAGAGAACGTGTTCCGTCATATTCAGATTCGTGTGTTGCCGATGAAACGTTTTTCTTTGTGTATAAAATCTTCATGAGTTTGCCTCTTTACTCTAATACGTCCTTCAATTTGTCTACGTCTCTAACAACGTCTATATCTAAATAAGACTTGTCTTCGAATCCCGCTCTATTGTGTCATTTTGCCGATATATTATAGAAGATCCCATATAGCCAATTATAACCGCTGTACGAGGAGTATAGACCGCTTAGAATGTAAGTTCGTCATACAATACAAATATCTGACTGTGTAAATGAAAAAACAAACCTTCTGACGAAATATATACGCCAGAAGGCTTATTTAATTGAAGCTACTAGCTCAGTTCGTCGGGCCCCATATAAATGACTTTAGAAATTTGGAACGTAGTTTGTAACTGAACGACCGATCCGCCTTCTTGATTGTACTGACCGAAGTCGAGACCTGAGATCCAAGTGCCCGGGCACCTTAGGGCAGAGCGCGCGTTTCCGGCTCCGTCGTATCGAATAAAATAAACCTGACGTAGGTACTGAGACGGGAGGCCCATTTTCTCCGTTACAGGGTTGTAAATCTGATTCCTCCACTCTTTAAGAGCCGAAGCAACGTCGGGGTCACAATAGCAATTGAGAGTCCAAGAGACGTCTCCGTATGTTACTTTAGAGGGGAACTTGATAAGCCCGTTTCCATAGTGTACGACGATTGCGTCTTGTGATTCTGAGATGTCGCCGATTTCAGACGTTGAGAGAGTCAATAGGTCTGAGCTTTCGGTAGGCGAGGTACCGTCCATGTTGTATATGCGAATTTCGAAGTTGTTCGTTGTAATGGGTACATAATTGTCAACTCCGAGCATGTGATTGGTGCCCATTGCTAGAGGTGAAAATGCCATATTGTTCAGCTCCTAGAATTGCCAGAAAACTTTAATTTCTACCCATAATTGAAGGATATGTGAGTATTATTGGTCAGCTGTGTAATTTTTATAATATTAACTAGTAATACATAATATTTCCTTTTCACAATATACATAGTTTTAAAAGCGGTGACATAGTATGGGCAAGACATTCAAGTATCACAAAATTTGCAAGTGCTGCGGAAAGCCGTTCGATACAAACTCACCGCAGAAAGAATATTGTGACAGAGATCACTATTTGCCTTGCCCTGTCTGTGGGAAACTTGTTAAGAAGACAGACCGAGACTTTACGAGACCTCCGAAATGTTGTTCTAAAGAGTGTTCGAAGAAACTTCGTCAGTCGAGGTTTAAGCCTAGAGTTTGCGAAGTGTGCGGACACAAGTTCTTGCCAAAGTCTGGATCTCAGAAGATTTGTGACAACTGTAGAACTAAGAAGCAAAAAATAGCTTTGCCTCAAAAAGAGTGCATCATATGCCATAAATTGTTTACGCCTACACATGCGAACCAAACAATATGCAACGAGGATCATTACTTAGTATGCCCCATATGTGGTAAGAAATATGTTCATAATAGTACTTCTCCTTCGTATGGATGTTCTAGAAGCTGTGCCGCAAAAGCGTCTATTAACAAGAAGCGTAAAACAAATATGAACAAATTTGGCGTCCCGTATGCTACACAATCTCCAATTGTAAAGCATAAAACTGAAGAAACTAACATTAAGAAATATGGCGTGCCTAACCCGATGAAAGTTCCCGAAATAACTGAAAGATCTAAACAAAATAGGGTAACGGCATACAAAGACTCGTTCGAAAAGGCCAAAAATACTCTAATTCGCAACTATGGCGTTGACAACACTTCAAAGTCTAGCGAATTTATTGACAAAATAACTCATACGTTTGTGAGGAGATACGGCGTAAAGAGGGCTATGAATGTCCCCGAGTTTAGAAAAAAGCTTGAGGCTACTATGACTGAAAGATATGGTGCCCCATATTACGTCGAATCAAAAGAGTATTTAAATGGGTCACATTTTCGGATATCTGCTATCAAAAAGAAAGTATCTGACAAACTTGAATCGAGTGGAATTCATACTGAATTTGAATATGCAATAGGCACGAAACAATATGACATTAAAATAGTTAATTCTAACACCCTTATCGAAGTTGACCCGACATATACGCATAATACTATCGGTAATCACTGGAACCCTAGCGGTCTGGACAAAAATTATCATCTCGAGAAGACTAAACTAGCCGAAGACAATGGATTTAGGTGCATTCATATATTTGACTGGGACAACGTAGACAAAATCGTAAGTATGCTCGCTAAAAAGAAAGTAATTTATGCAAGGAATTGTGACAAATACATAATCAAGCCCGAAGTTGCTCGAAAATTTATGAATGACAACCACCTTCAGGGATCGTGCCGCGGTCAAGTGTTTTGTGTCGGTTTAGTTCACGAAGGGGAGCTCGTAGAAGTTATGACATTCGGAAAGCCTCGCTATAACAAAAATTACGATTTAGAGCTCCTGCGATTTTGTGCTAAGTCAAGAATAGAAGTTGTAGGTGGGGCATCTAAGCTCTTCAAATGGGTTACAAATTACTTCGAGTTTAACAATGTTATTTCTTATTGCGATAGATCGAAGTTTAGAGGCAGTGTATATACAGAAATAGGTATGACGCAGCTAAAAGATACGCTGCCCCAGGAGATATGGTCTAAAGGTTCACAAAAAATAACCTCTAACCTTCTTAGGGCTAGAGGTTATGATCAGCTATTTAATACGAATTATGGTAAAAGCGCGTCTAACGAGCTACTTATGGTAGAAAACGGCTGGCTTCCTGTATATGACTGTGGCCAGAAAGTTTTCGAATATCGAAGATAAATCTGTATATCTAAGTTACTTCTTAATTACATTCTCTATCAGCGACTTGAAATAGGATGTGAACTACTCCGAGCAGGATCAAAATCTATATCTTCGTGATATTTATCCCAAATATTTTCGTCATCTGTAAAAGCTGTTACGTATCTATGTTTATTTATTGTAATTAAAATTATATAACGTTAGATGTTGTCTTAGTTTTCCGACACTAGATCATTTTACGCCCTATCATATGTTTTGTTTTCCGTCCCTAGAACAAATATTGGATATACCCCAGCGCGCGTGTTTGCAGCTACTAAATTTTTAGATCGAATGTTAAATTTATCGTTGTCTCGAGATTCGTACATCTCTAAGCTTCCGCCACCGTACGTAACAGCGGGCGTAGCAGAGTTATCGGCAATCTTGTTACTAGCTAAATTCCTGACCCAGTATTCTTGAGTAGCTGAATATACTGTAGACCCGTTCAAACCAAAAGTTGCTTGTTGTGTCAAAAACGAATTATACTTAACTGCCGCAAACGGTTCGTAAGACGCTGATTCGTTTATTCTTTCGTCGCTTACACCCTGTATGCTGGGCTCAACCATTCCGCTTTGCGTAGCGAGTATTGGATATTGATAAACGAAGTCTTCAATGCAAGGTACAAATACTTTTTCTGGAGACCAAATGTAGCTTGCAGGGTTTTGAGACCCTGAAGCTGGCGCGCTAGTCGAACAACGAATCAATACAGTCAATAGATGTGTTTGGAACATTTCTGTGATCTTTGTTAGCAGCGTATTGTTTATCCAACTTCGAAGACCGGAACCGTAATATCCTGTAGACACACTGTTTGTACTATTAAACGTGGTTCCGCTAAAATCGTGTGTATAAAATCCAATCATAGATGACCAAGCCGCACTGCTATCTAACGTACACACAATATGGTGATTTATGTACGCAGAACTAGTTAACATAGTTTTATCATTCGACAATTCGGCGGGCCTATTAAGGTTTTCACTGCAGCCATAATAATATCTATCTAATTCAAGTATACGTATCCTATATAATGTCCCATCTGCGTCTTTAGCCGTAAAACTGCATCCCGGATAAATTCCTGTAAAACTACCATTTGCTATGTTATCGTAAAACATCTCACTTTGATATAGCCACGTTATGTCAAAGTCTTGATAACATTTATTCTTTTCTTCTGTAGTCGTAGGTATGGCAAGGTGTTTTATTGTTGTAAGAGAGGATTCGTCTAAATATTTCCCCTCTAGCTCTTTGTCTGTGGGATAGCTCATAGCCTCTCCAAGTTGCGTGGGTACTACAATACGTATATAAGAATTTATCTATGTAACTTTTGACACTCCCACGATGCTAAAGCATCGGGGATTCCAAAGAAGTTTGCTTAGGTGAGCCTTATTCTTTGAGGGCTTGCCAAAAGCCCGATACACGGTTGCATGATGCTTCCGCTTACTTTTCTTGAGATATTGGCGGCACCGTTTACATCAGCATTGATGAGCGTGCCGTCTTTTGCTTTGTAAATGCCTCGATGGATGCGTTTGCCACTGAATGTCCCTGTGTAAGGATGCTCAGCTTTGTATTCAGGAAGAATATCGCTGTCGAGGTAGCTCGACTTTGATGTATAGCTTTCTTCTTGTTCAATGTAGTTTATGCCATAGCGTTCGCAAAGGTTTCTGAGCTGTAAACGAAGGTCGCCTAACGGTATCTGAACAAAAGACTGGTTGTTCCTTTTGCCGATGTTGATGCCCCTCTTGAAGTCTTTGTTGTAACCAACTATCAGAGTGCCTATGTCGTGAGCAATACAGTTATTGACGACATATCTTGCAGCTTTCTTGATACCGTCATTGATACGACGATTGCGCTTTTCTGTGATGGCATACACCTTATTGCTCTTGCCGCCTTTAACACCTTGCTTATCCAAAACAGATTGAAGTCTTGCTTTTTCTTTGTTCCAATGCCAATTGATGGATTTTAGATTACGTCCGTCTATGATGAACGGAGTCCTGACATTTGAAACGCAAGTGGCAAGATTGTCTACACCAAGGTCGATAGCAAGAAAATTTTCGCTGTTTAGGTGAAGATTAGTCTCTGGTTCTTCATACACATACTGTATCTTGAAGAACCTTCCACCTGAGCATGGCAGTATGCGGACTTCTTTGAGTTCTTTGTCAGCAAGTCTTTTAGGATATGGTATTGTAATTTCAACATCATGCAGTTTCCTAAATTCACGGCTCATAGGCACCTTAAAGAACCCATTTTTGATAGAAATAGAGTTCTTCTGTAACACAAGCAGAAACAGCCCACCCTTTTTGCGGTAATGTGGAATGTTGATATCTTGAAAGCGATAATCCCCGCCTTTGGCCTTTTTGATAAGATTAAAGAAAGACTTGAAGTTACGGTCTACAACCCGAAGTATTTGTTGCGATACTCCTGCTTGCAAAAGAGCATAGTTCTCATTTTCTTTACAGACATGATAGTTACTTTCATAGGGCAAGAACTGTTTTGTATCAAAATAATGCTGCCGTATGCAATACAATCCGTAATTGTAAAGATTGTTTGAATAGCGGCACATATCCCTAAGTGCTTGAAACTGTTCTTTGCTAAGGTTTCTTATCACATTTGTTTGCGTCAGATACACGGTTTCACCTCCTTCCTATTTAATATATTGATATTATATATTAAATGTTTCAAGAAGTCAACCAGACTTTCCTTGATTCTCGATATATTCTTTGAGCGTAGCCGCGCTGACCTCGCCGATAGAGGCGATGAAATATCCATCAGACCAAAGCGGGCTTAGTTTGGAGTCTTACATCCACGAAGCTAAAGCTTCGCGGTTTTACGGCTCGAAATATAAAGCGTGTTTAAAAAGCTTAGACGCTCCGCCGTCTATCACACACCCAAGTTTACTACAAAATCTTCGAAGCTCGATTGCTTCGTCAGATTGACGTCCTTGTGAGGGACGTATCATACCAAACGTCATCAGCGATACAAGTTCTGCTCCATTATATAGACCTAAACGAATTCTAGACTGTGAATCGCCCAAAAGATGATTTTCACGTAGGAACTTAGAGCTTTCTTTGTACGAAACCCCCGCAACTCGCAAATTTCGAGCATACAACTTCGTATTGTTTACACCTAGACGATTCTGTATCATTGATTCTATGATACTTCGTTTATTTTCCCAGTTGTAGTCGAACAAATGAAACAAGGATATTCCAGCGTCTTTGCAAGCTAAAGACTTGTTTTTGTGATATGAAGGTGACATTATCTCTTTGTCGAATATATTTATCGAAGAGTTATGTGTAGCTGTAGGGTCAACTTCAATTGCAAATTTAAAATCTGGTACGTATATGTCTAGTTCGTGCGGACTAATAGCAGTTCTATCGTTTCTAACTATTTTCACATTTTGTGGCAAAGCCGACCTTACAAAATCATAAACTTCGTCTTCTATATACGAATGTGACTTGTTCATATATTCGTATAAGTTATTTTCGTGAAGAATACATTGTATTGGAGTTTCTGAAATTCCAAATATCTGCGACAGCTTATATACGTGCCTGTCTACTTCGGGCAATGAAAGTATGAAGCGATATGGATCTTCTTTAAAAGATTTCCATAGCCCTATCTGACTGTCCGTCATACCTAAGTTCATATATCTATAATCTGAACTATTGTAGTATTGTGAGTTATAGCGCTGTAAGTTAGTTTTGATAACTTTTTCTTTAATCTCATCAGACTTCATAGGGCTGTCAACACCATATTCTTCTATTAGAGAAGACTTTATCTTTTTTCTGATAGCTCGAGACCCAAACCCTATGCCGTCGTACTTCTCGTCAAACGTACTCTTAGCTTTTGCTTTTACGTCGTCGTTAGACATAGGCCACGCAGAACCGTATTTATCTCTGTTTGTTTCTTCTACTTTCTTCTTGATATCTTTGTTTTGTAAAGGGTACGTGACACCATATATAGAGTTCATTGTCTCTTTGTACTTCGACTTAACGTTGTCACTTTTAGAGGGTATGTCCACTCCGTATTTCTTAATAGACGTAGAAGCGCGTTTCTCTTTAAAATAATTAGATTCGAATATCTCTTTACTACCGTATTTAGACTCGTTTGTAGCTTGAGTTAATTTCCGCTTGCATTCTTTCGAGCACGCTTTTCCAATATTAGACCTATCTTCATTTATTTTTGTCAACTTACCGCAGACTGGACATTTGTAATAATCGTTACCACAATAATCTTGGCGAGGATGCGACGTTTTAAACTTCTTTCCACACCACTTACACGTTTTCATGTAAACTTTAGACGACTGTATTTCACTAAGAGAATCCGAATCATACTTAGACTTGTATGTTTTTTCTCTGTTCTTTTGAGCAAGAACTTGCCCGCACTTCTTAGAACAACACTTATTAATGTCGCTAGGCACCTTTGTCAATACGGGCTTTCCGCACACAGGGCATGGATGATAATGTGCGTCGCCGCACATCTTTTGTTTCGGATTCTTAGGAACAAACGCTTTACCGCAAATGACGCACTTGCGCTCTTTCATATATTCTCGAATCATAGTAAAAGGATCGCTATACTTTGTGTATAACGATCCTTAGTATAAAGCTTGTGTGTTTTGATTATGCCGTTACGCTTGCGATAGAGACCGAAGGCGGCAGAGCAACGAGGTCGATGCTAATCGTGTTGATAACACCGGGGACAATTAAGTAGATAGTACCAATAACAGAGTTTGCGTTAACGTTGTCAAGACCGTTGATATCTGCCGCCATTGTTACTTTGTAATCGTTGATTGCACCAACGTTGCGCATTGTATCGAGAAGCGGTGTCATGCCTGCATAGAATGACTGATAAGCTTCGTCGTTGTTGTAATTGAACGTAATGCCTATTCCGCACTTGAAAGCTAGATCTTTGACAGCGTTAACAAGCTTTCGAGTGCTCAGGTTGCTAAGAGCTTGGTAAGTTGCAGGAGGAACTTCGAATAATGTAGAGTTGCCCCAGAGGGTAGTACCTAGGTCAGGAATATTCGAAATGCAGTTGACACCTACGCCTCCGCCCGTTGTGCTCTGCCAGAGATCTAAGTACTTCTTAGAGATTGAGTAGTCGAGCTTACCGATGGCGAGATTGTGTTTACGTGAGGTAGGAAGCTCCCACTCGTATTGGCTAGTCTGATTTGAAATCATTGCATGATCGATAAGTAGAGCTAAGAAAGACGGGGACGCAATTGATTGCTTTGTGGTGCCGGTATAACGGAACTTGCCCCAGGGTGCGAAGATTGCCGAATGAGACGAGAACTGACTGCCGTAATACGTCTCGAAGTTGCGAGAGAGCTTCTGTGCGTAGCCTGTTTGTTTCTCATCAGTAGAAGAGTTCCAAACTCCTACGCGAGCTAGAGAACGTGGGATGTCAAGGTATGCTGTGGTGCAGCGTGCGACATATGCGATATACATTAGACGAAGATGAAGCGGTGCAGGCTCTAGGCTCTTTACGTAAGCTGTCGGGTCATCATCGTCTAAATAACGAACGTCTGCGTCATCCCAGCCAGGGACGATAACTCGTTGTGGGTTATAAGTAAGACGATCTGATAGCATTCCAAGAACGGTATATGCTGCGTTAAACATCCACTCGCGGAAGAGAATTGACTTAGCTTTCTGATCTGGGACGTCTGTAAGCGCGTTGAGCTTAGTTAGATATACGCCAGCTTCTTGATCTTGAGCAGAGTTGAAGGGTGCAGTGAACTCATCGCGACCAGTTAAGTTGTAACGAGCTTTTGCAAGATCTTGAGCAGACTTTATATCACCCTTAGTAGGTAGATCTGTGCCGCCTGTCATATTAACAAGAATAGAATCAGATGACGGATCGTAGGTTACGTGATTTGCGTCATCGCTCTTCTTTTCAATAATTACGGTATCGACGTCGGGGGCAGTGTTTGTCTCGAAAGTAACGAAGTTAGAATCGATTTCTGAAACGTGTACGATATCAGACGTTGCGTTGTCTGCGTTAAACACAAACTTCAAGTTCTCGACTGCCGTCTTCGAATAGTTAGAAGAGACAATGTAAACGATAACGTTCCAATACCCGAACTCTTCGTTAGAAGAAGTGCGAGAAGTTAGCTTCCGGACGTCTAGCTGCAAGTTGTTGCCGAAGCTGCCTAAATATTTAGCTTTTATGGTAAGAGGCTTAGCGGTACCCGAGTCACCCTCTGCAGTCTTAAACGGAATCTTACAAGAAGCAGCTGCGCCCGTTGCGACGCGACATACAAGTACGTCGTATCCGTTGGCAATTAGTGACATCGCTTGCTGATACGAATAGTCTTGATGTTTAATGTATTGTTCGGTGGGTCCTCGGAACGTAGACACAAACGACTCTAGGCCTGACTGTGTTGACGGGAATTTAGACCAAACGACACCTTCTAGAGGATCGTCTTCTTGGCTCGAGTTATCATCTTTGAAACCAGTGGTTTGCGAGTCTGAAAAGCCCGGGCCCCAAGAAGCGGTAATTGGCAGTGCTACCGTGCAGTACGAAGAGCTAGCTACATTGAAATTATAGTTAGCTGATACTTCGTTAATGACAATATTGGCCATTAGCTAACCTTCTCTTTCGAATCTTTGTCTTCTACAGCTTCAGATTCTGAAGAGTCTTTATCATCCGAAGCTTTTTCGTCATTGATTAAAGGTGACGTGGTGGTAGAGGTAGCCGACGCTGGCTTGCGACCCCGACGCTTCTTTGGAAGTTCCACCTCATCTACTTCTATTATGTTATTACCAAACGGGTACCCTGGAAGCTCCTTTGTCTCTCCAGGTTCGATGGTAATTCCATAGAATGTCTTTGGATAATTTCCAACGTTTTTATAGAAACCCATATGTCAACTCCTTACTTTGCTTCTATGTCATATACAGTTCTCTTAATATGTACGGGAACGTAGTTTATTAAGACGCACCCTTCGCACTTAAGTATAATAGATGCCTGAAAGAGTTGACCGGACTGTGTGTACTGCGAGATTCCCGACTCTTGTTGTATACCTGATTGGCTGTCAATTATAACACCGAACGAAATATCACGATTGCTCTCATAAGGTATGCGTATATCCATAAAGTACATTGACGTGTACTTGAACATTATTTCTCGTATTATTTCGTCTAAGTCTTCTTGTGACGAAGTTAGAACTGTAAGCTTATATGACAAGTCTATTGGAATTGACTGCTCTTTGTAATAGTTGTTTTCTTCTTTTTCAAAAACAGCGTCAACTCCTCGCTTCGAATTTACAAAGTTGTAACGACGCGAGTCAAGCGATATGGGATCTTGCCTCTCTAATACGACAATAGGGAAGGATATGTCGTCTTCTTGTATCTGAGCTACAATTCCAATAGAAGACTCTGGAGACACTACTCTAACAACTGGGTTAGATATGTCTTCGTTAAACGACGACGAAAGGTCGTCGACAATCGCGTTGTCGTATAAGTAAATCAATGATACCAACCAAACTTATGGGAGCAAGTTTACTGCGCAACGTCTAATTATTACGCATTTAATTTTAGGTGAAATTGATGTTACCGATCAAATACATCAGTTACTTCTTTAACAGCTTGTCTTCTTCTATTCCTGCGAAACCGTGAGAGCAAGCTATTTCGTATTCAGACTGCCCTCGTATATCTTCCCTTTGAGTTCATACTGCCCCTCGTATATCTTCCCTTTGAGCGTAGCTTGATTTTCTATTATACCAGAAATTTCTTTGTCAGACATTGTTACTCCTAAAACGTTACTTCTTCGCGAAGAACAAATCGTGCGGGGCCGATTACGGTATACACTTTGTTGTCTTTAGTTGTTAGTTGAACGTCGTACCAATACTCACCGTACGAAAGTTTAGACGTGTCTTCGGGGTTCAATACTAGATTAAAATCAGAAATTTCTTTAGATAATAAAGCCTCTGCCGAGTTGTACGTTTTCTTCAGCGTGAATATTAGCTTGTCCCCGTCCTTTCGAGTATATAAGCTGCCGTCTGACTTTGTTATAACTAGATTGAAGCTTGCCGAGTCACCTCGGGTAAGTTGTATGTCTGAATTTCTAACACTTAACATATTGTCTCCAGAAATTACGCCTACAAAGCTATCGTACTTTTCCTTTGTTATTACCTTGCCGCTCCGACGATATCTGTCAGATTGTGACACCGAATGTCCTCTATAGTCTGTGTTAGCTTTCAAGAAGTGGTGTGAGGTATTGAACGTAGAAGAGACTTCTTGTTTAGTCCTACCTGAAATTTGTTTGTCATATACTGGCACTACTTGGCAAACAATGTGGTCGGGAGCTTGAATGTCATATGAAATCTCAGTAACTTTGAACGTTCTGTCAGGGAGTTCCGTATACTGACCGGCTATCTTAAAAACAGAGTCACGTTGTACTTGCGGCAAATCGAAGCTACAATGTATCAAGAAAGGCAAGTCTTTGTCGTTTTCGACAACCCACCCGAACCGCTTAAACGTTTTTATCTTAGGGGAGCCTTCGAAGAATATGTTCGTCTCTATAGGCAGAGAGTACATGTCATCTACAGATTCCCCGAGGTTGCTTGTAGTAGCTAGCGTCGGGTACATATAAGAACAAGGCACCCCCTGCAATCGGAGCGCCTCGTTATATCTTGCACGCATTAGCTTTATATCTTTGCCAATTAGATTAGGCATATCTACCATCGTTCTCGTCTATCAACGTATGTATGTCTTGTATAGAATTATATAAGAACGACCAGTCATATTTCTTTGCCTCCGGCAGACCTGACACGTTAAACGCCGATCCGTCTAAAATTGCTTCTCTCCATTCCTTAACAGAAGGAGAATACCCCGAATTAAGCCAGTTCGGCTTCCGCTCTATAGAGAATGCTGTTACTCGTATCGTGTCTTCCCACACGTCTGAAATATCGTGAATTGACAGAATTCGAATCTTGTCGAACTTAAGGCCAGCAAGCGTCTTGAGAAGATCGACTTGTCCTAACGGAAGATGTGATTCTTCTTCGTATACAACGTAGAACCCATAACGCTTTAGTTCGTCTAACAGTATTTCAGACGTCATCTTAGGTATGTCGTCTTTAGTTATGTCAGTTATCATCTCGCCTTGAGGGAAGATAGTGTACGAAAGAAGCGTCCCATAGTCTTTATGTACGACAGAAACGTTTGTTCCGTTTAACTCTGTATTATTGACAAAATGACGAACTTTAATACTCAAGTCCACAGAGTTATTTGACTGACACTTAGACAACTGGTCCCACGAAGATATTTTATACTGAAGCAAGTTGCTCATAGCTATCGTCCTCGTGTATGTCTATATATTTATCGAATATGTCTTTAAACGGCTTCAATTTACTTGGGTCTGACATCGGGTATTCTGAAAAGTACTTAGCTACTAAGTCTATCTTAGCTTGGAAGTACAACATCTTGGCATCAATGTCAGACAACTCTGGGTGTTTCTCTACGAATATGAAATATCGAGTTACCACAGAACTGAAAGCTTTGAAAGCCGTCGAATCAATATTAGAAAGATCGCACTCGCATATATGCCGGTAATTTGTAGAGTTATATTTCTTTAGATCATGAAAGAATAAGTCTAGCGTATCGCTAGAAGGACCCATTGTCATCCTCCCCTACGTTTATATCCCAGTTAGCAGTATCAGAAGACATTACAGGGAACTCTTCACCTAATACCTCTGACAGAGCCTTTATGTACCGATCTACGTCTTTAACTCCGACAGATTTCAGTAAATCTATTACTTGAGAGGCTTGTCCGATAGCCGAATCTCGCTTGTCAGATATTACCGTAGACAGAGGTGTGACAATAGGCTGCATATGAAGCTTATACTGATCGGCGTATCCCGAAAGGTTGCGATTAATAAAGTACTTGTTGATTGCGTCTCGCCAGCCCTCCATGTAAGCTGTCTCAAGGCGCTGAAGAGCATTCGCATAAAGAGCAGATCGTTGTGATAGTACGGAACCTGCCCCGCCTAAGCCTTCGTTAGACGAAAAGTTCATAGCCTCTTTGGGAACGCCGAGAACTGACAGCTTCTTGTCTTGATAATAATTGAGAAGCTCATTCTCAGAGTCTGAAACGTCTGCAAGATTCAAATCTGTAATCGAAATAGGCGTTTGACCGTTAATCATCGGAATATAAATTAAGTTGTTAGGACTCTGTGGGTTAAGATAACTTTGGGCGTCACCACTAGAAGTGTTTATCGAGAACTGTTGCTCGATAGTGTCCTTCATCTCTTGAAGCGTTTGGCGAATTTCGTCTTCGTTTTCTGTATTACCGCAGTCCACAGAAACGAATCGTACTACTTTTGTGAGAGAAGCTAACAACATAGCGTCTTCGAGAAGGCTAAGAGTCTGCGTCGGCTGAGCAGCTTTATCCATCAATGGCTGTGCGAACTTGATGTCATATATGTCAGATGACCCGTCAGAGTTACCTATCGAATATGTATAGTCGCCTAGAAGACCACCGAGTGAAAAGTGTATGATAGAAGCTTCCGGAAATATAACTGGCTGACTAGTTCGAGACGACGTAATACTATCAGTGTCTTGACTCGGGTCCATAACATACCCATAAGGCATGCCGTCATGATATAAATGAACAATAGATTCTGGCGGAAGCTTGTACGAAGGTACTATGTCATATTTAGAGTCAGGCAATGTGTTATTGTCTAGAGCTACGTTTATTCTACTGCCATACCCTGACGCAAAGTCTTTATAAACGTCAGTTGTAGGTATGTACAAATTGCCAATGGTAGCAAGCTCAAGAATATGATCTCGTGCATACTGATTTACGTTCCAACGCTTGAAAAGCTCGTTTACAATGTCTGCGACACTTGTAGACTTTTCGTCTATCGGAGTTGCCCATATTATGTTTCCGTCCGAGTTCGGAATGGTTGCGTCTGTAGCATAATATGACAGTGCCGTCGAAATCTGGGAATCACGAGCAAGAGCCCGCATTGTATCGATTTCCTGTTTTATCGTTTCGTAGTCTGTGTTTGACTTAATACTTGTTGTACGATAAAAAGATCCCGTAACAAGATCTCGAATATATGACTTTCGTTGAGAGCGTTTAGGGAAAATTATGTCAAATAGTCTGCGTCGAGGCATTATTAACCCACCTTACCAGGCATTGAATTTAGATCATCATCTATCTGATATAAGGAAAAGAAATATGACTCTTCCTCTACAGGAATACCTAGCCCTTTAGCGGAAAGTATAGACCTGCCGTCAATGCTGTCTTTGATGTCGCCTACTAGAACTAAGTCGCAGCTATTGTCAAATACGTCTATAACTTCTGCACTGTAGCTATTAAGTATGGACTTAATTTGAGATTCAGAACCATGAGAGAATTGGCCAGTTATATAAATTTTCTTGCCTCTAAAAATCGGGGCCAAGTTTCTATCAGTTTCAAACTCTTGAAGCGTTACGTTATCGGCTTCACATAGTTCTTTAAGCTCTTTAAGATTTACAGAGTTTGACAGCCAGCGTTTAAATGGTGAAAGATCTATCCCTAAGTCTTTGATAGCTTCGTCTGTGTTACTAAGATAGTAAATTACTGACTTCGGATTATTGTTACATGCGTTGCAAAGGGATGACAACGAAGATCTGTTATTCCCACGTACTTCAGAAATTGGAATAAGTGCATCGACTAACCCGTAAATAGTTGTCATTACTTTTTCATCACAATATGGGTACAAACTAACAATATCTGAAACTTTCTTGAGCTTGTTCGAAATTACGAGCTCTTTGTAGCTTTCGTAAGGAAGATCTTCTAGACCGATACGATTCAAGAAATATTCAATATCTGGATACTTATGAGACATACAATTTGGGTTAGTGCAAACTGTGAAGTCATCTGTGATCTCGTATTCTTTGCCGCACCAATTGCAAGTAAACTTACTAGAGTTTATCAATTTTGAAGAAGAATAGTATTTAGACACTATATTATTATTGGACTCATCTATTATAACTCTATCTTTCTTGTGAAGATTCAATACTACGTGTGAGCGATAATAACTGTCAGTCAACGCGTGATTTCGAGTAGTTATTGTTTCGTGCAGATAACCAGATGCGTCTAAATTAGACTCCATGTCGGTGATGGTATCGATATGATACATATTCCCGAACCAAGATCGATTCATATTCCCGTCAATTTGATAATATCCGTAAATTGGAATACTTGCATATTCCGTAGTGCTGTAGAATTGACTAATGATAGAAGATTGGCTAGAGATAGGGACTATGTGTGAAGGGCATGTTTCGAACGATTGTAGCTTGAGCCAGTTCTTTACATATATCCCGCTACCGAACGTAACGTTATTAGACGAAGCGTCTATAGCTAAAAACTTGAAATCAGCCTTAGTTGACGAAAGCTTGTAAGATTGTTCAATAAGCGATTTCGGAATCTCTCCGTCCTCAGGATAAATAGAGGACGTAACGAGCATACCTAAAACGCTTAAGCTTCCGCCTTGAGTGTTAACGTGTGAAGGAATAAGGTGCTTTGACGTAAGTATTGAAACAAATTTACTAGAATCAAAAACCGTATTGACGCTTGCATCGTATGTAACAATCTCAGCTAAGTCTTTTACGTAAGTTTGACCTGGGCCTGGGCAGTAAACAGACTGAAAAGATCCTTCGGGTCGATACTTTGCAACTAGCGGAACCCCAATAGGTACTACTTCTACAAACGATCCAGCTTTAAGAAAGTTTCTTAAATTACTCATGTCTCTCCTACTTTCCAAAATTTCTAAATTGGTTACCGAAGAACAAATTATTTACGCTGTTTACGTTCCTCCCTCCTATCCCCCTATTAACAGAGTTTACAGACTTCATAGCTTTAATTGTAGTGTTTGTATCGAGTTTAATTCCTGGGTCATATAAAATTGCGTCCCAAACTGCTCCGGCAAACGAATCTGCCGTATCCTTAGATCCGCCCACAGGGTGATCTAGCTTACCAGATACCGTGTCTCGTTGTAGCTGGATTAACTCGTCTTCTAGTAATTGATCGTGTAGCATGTCTATGCGATGCTCCAGCATAACTTGACGTAAAGACATGTACCCGTCGGGAGTTCTATCTAGCGAGATTTTAGGCGAATCGAACCCTCTAGCTTCGAGTAGCTGACCCATATACTCTGACTGAAATTGATCTCGAGTTACTTTAGCGATGTTAAAGTGTTGCGCTCTAAGCCAACATATGAAAGCTAATATCTTGTCATATGGTATCTTGTCTCCTCGAGGGGCTTCTAGTGATACCGAAAATACGTGTTCGAACGTAGGAACAGATATTGTTGAATCTCCAGACTTAACGTCTGTCCGCCCAGTTATTGAAACCATTGAGATGCCCGTTTTGTCTGTGTTTAGCGACAAGTCGAGATGTATGAAAGACGGGTTTCTCTTAGCTTCTTTGCTAACTTCGTTTATATGAAAGAACTCTTCTATTGACTCGTTGTCGTTTACACCTATCTGAAGAATATCGTTGTAGAACGGGTTTTGACGGCTTCCAGTACACTGCCTTATTGTGTCTAGCGTAAAGAACGAAAGTGTTCCTGGTACAGAAATCCCTGCAATGTCGCGAAGAGCTATGTCAAAGTCTGTCAAGAATCGAGTTTTGTTGTCCTCGGGTACTTTGAGAAGCTTGTAACCTTGAGACTTCAGCTCTTCTAACCCTTCGTCTGTCTCACTGTCAGGTACTACAAAACTCTTCAACTTCTTACCGCCCAAAGCAATGTAAAACATCTTGTCAGACGAATATTTAGACTTTGGCCACACTTCCCATTGTGGCTTGTCGAATATATACATATGCTCGTTATGTGCACGCTTCTGTTTCTGAACGTACTCTTCCATGAAGTCAGAGTCTGAGTTCTTAGAAGAAATTACGTATATTTTGCCGAACACTTCTCCGTTTCTAACAAACGTGCCAGTAACACGAGCAACTAAAGTATCGTACTTCTCTTTCATTCGAGCTTTTGACTTGTTAATGTCTCGTATGCCTGTTTGCGAAAAGTTTACTTCGTCGAACACAACGCAGTTGTGAAGCACTACATCGCTACTTTGCCCTTTAACTACAAAATTATTGTATGGATCAGCATTTATAATGTCGTATACAGGGACACTTTCAGAATGTTTTATATGTTTAATTGATTTAATTTTCATCAATATCTTTTCTAATTATTTTTCTATCTAATGACGCATACTGTTTTGAATTTCTGAATCCCTTTATATATATAAACATGTTATTATAGAGGCTACAATTTTTGGATATCCGTGTAAATTTAAGTAGTTTGAATTTCATCATCAATATCTAAATCTTGAAGCGCTTTGTAGTTACCTGTAGTTAGAAGAACTTTATGATCTGGTGTTCCTTCAATAATTGTTCCGTCTTCTAATTCCACTTGAATCGTATCCACTGCATATTTAGTAAATATTGCGCAAGCAGGTACAAATATTAATTCGCCATCAGGAGTATACTGTCCAACTTTAATGTCTTTGCCCACTAGATCTTTAATTTGTTTATATCCTGTATCTGTTAGAATTTCTGTGGACCCTACAATGCAGTACGTGGCTTTTCCTAACGCCTGACTTGCGCCAGATCCAAATTCTATCCTTATTAAATTGTTATCTGGGAGATATGTAGGGACTACTGTGCTATTAGACATTTTACCGTGATCCATGAACCAAGGGCTCAAAGACAGCGTAGAATTAAACTCCCTATAAGCTACGCCTTTAGCTAAAGCTTCCGTCAAGTTGAAGAAAAATATAGATATTGTTGTTACAGACTTCAGACCGAAGTACTTCTGTGGGTCTTTTAGACACATAAGCTTATATAGGTTGTATGCACAGTCAGATACAGCCGTTGACGTTTTACCTGTACGAGTTGCACCAGTAAACACTATTTCGTAGTACTTGTTGCCGGTTCGCTCGAGTTCCAACATTGTATTCATCCATGCGGGGTAGATGGATTTTCCGTTGTTGTTTGTACCGCCGAGGTAGTACGGGTCAGTCAAGAACGTATATTTGTCAACGGGAATCTCCTTATAATCTGCAAGCCAAAGATTTTTGTACGTGTCAGAGTACCCAGTATCAGATATTTCTTGAAGTATCTTTTTGAGTATTACTTTATCAGAAGGCTGGCACTCTGCGTATATCTTCTTTATGCGATTTATGACGTCGTTGTAATCGATATTTTCTTCGTTGTCGCTCATATATTCTACCCCTTGGAAGACTCGTTGTCGATAGCTTTGAGCTCTTTGAGGATTTCGTTTGCGTTCTCTCTAAGCTTTGATCGATCTTCTGAAGGTAGTAGTTTTTCGTCATCGCTTAATACTTCTGCGTTTGCTTCTATTTCGTTGAACATTGGCATATTGTCTGACTCGACAAACGGCTGAAGTAGTTTGTTCGATTCGATAATCGACTTTTGTAGCTTCTCTTGTATTGTAAGAAGCTTTGTTATTGTTTTTAAATTAGACTCGTCAGATCCAATATCATCCATTTCAAGTCTGATAGACCTATATAGATTAGTCTCTAAGGTATCCATCAAGTCTAGATATTCGACTATACGTGTTACTTGATGATATACACGCATAATAGTAACTTGCCTTATTGCAGAAGCCGCAGACGTCGGGTTGTCCAAGCTAGCTGACAATAAAGCAAGTTTCATTCTCTCTATAGATTCATGACGTAACGAATCTAAGTCTGAGCTTGATTGACTCGAACCAACAGTTTTGGAATAAGTCATATGTTAAATCCTTTTAAGAAAATAATTCTATTTAAGATCTAATAGTACCACCGAAAGGTCTGCGATTGACTGGCGGCATTGATCGTCACTCTCGGCGCACTCTGACAGCTTCTTAATAGCTTCGAGAATTAAAGCACACGCACATTGTTTAGAGTCGTCTTGACACTGCGTACCTTCGAACGACATATCATCGAACATAACGTCGTCGCACGAAGAAACGTTGCAACCGTCTACGTTTTCTTCTACGTCTTTTTGGCACTTTTGGTTTCGAACAAGATGTTTAGATACTTTCATCAGTTAATCCGCCTATTCAGAAATTCGGTTATTAAGCTTAGCATAGATTGTGTCATCAGAGTATATCAGATCCTTCATAGATGAAAGGCTTTTATTGAGATCTTTGTCATCTTTGACCTTCTGATATTTTTGGCAGCTAGAAGCTACTTTGTCGAAGTTGCCTCGAACTTCTTTAACGTTAGGGAACGTATTATAAACAGAAACTTCTAAATTTGCTAAGTCGTTAACAAACTCAAACGGCCATATATACTCGTGTATGCACTCGTACAGATCGTTATAAGAGTTCTGTATCTGTTTAGACGTAATCATCTAATATCCTGTCGAAGTCTTTCTCTATGAGCGAATCAAGCTTTAATACGTCTAGCCGATTGTGCGTTCGGAGATACTTCATCTCGAGAAGAACACTCCTACTCTCGACTTCGGCTAGATAGTCAATGTACAAAGAATTGAAGGTCCTACCGTTTGTTTTGTCTATATACGAACGTATGGTTTCGAACATCTTAGTCATCAAGCTCTTCGTATACGTCGCATATCTTTTCGTATAAAGGCATTAAGTTTTCAGGTATATCTTCGACATTAGCGGTATGACTCATATTTATCTTATAGTACCACTCTAGTACGTCTATGCTGTCAGACAATTGATCTAACGTAGGAATAGCTAACGTCTCCCCGCCACAATATCTACACAAGTCAATGAGCTTTTCGTGTCCGATAAGTACGAAAAGCTCTGGAAGCCAAGCGAATTCGTCTACGTCGTGTAGAGGTCGCATAAGGCTCAGTACATATTGAAAGTTTATTTCTTCTGTAAGCGGAAGCTTAGAGTTAGGCTTTGCCAATACTTTTCTTTCTACTATCGAATAGAAGACCAATTAATTTTAAATACGACTGCGTTCTTGTCTCTGTCTATTCGAACAAACTCGAGATAATAGTAGCCAGCCGATTGTAGATAGTTAACGATTTTGTCGAGTACAGGAGAAATATCTACTTTCTTATCGTAGTATATCCATATTTCACTGCCACTCGGAGTATATACGTGTTCGAAATGATCTACGCCTTTTGTTTCTTCATCCAGATTTAAAGCAGACATTATTTTTGTCGCATCACGCATAGCTTGTTCGATTGTTATTGAACTTGATACGTTGACAGACGATTCTACTTTGTTATTGTCAGAGGTATTCGAATTTTTGTTGTCAACGTCTTCGCTTTCCCCAGACGAGGTATTTGAATCACCGGCTTCATGCTCAGATTCACCTATATTGTCTTCATCGGGACGATCTTCCTTAAGCTTATCGTCTTTAAGAGGTTCGGGAGCATCTTGAGGCGTGTGTTTAAACGAATTACGAGAGTGTTCTTCTCTAGAAATTGAATTAGCTGAATTGTCAGATTCTTGTTCACTGTGAGACGAATTTCTAGAATTGTTATTGTCCGATGATTTGCTAGACAATGACGAATCTTCGTGTTTTGAAGTGTCGGAATCTTTTCTTACTACATTATCAGGATCTATAACAGCGTAAGACTTTAGCTGTTCTACTAAAGGCTTATTTATAGGGTCAGCTAACGCTGACAAAATTTTGTCTTTGTGAGAGCTGCCTAAAAACATCTTTGACGTCAATATAGGATTCATCATATCACTACCCGCCCATTATAATGTCAATTGTTTCGTTCGAAATAGCTTGACCTTCGTAGTTAGAATCAGCTTCGCTGATCGTTTTGTCTTCTCTACCCGTCTTATCGACGTATATGTAAGACGGCTTAGGGTTTACTCGTTGAATAGTATAACTGAAGTAACGATATATACTGTCACCGGTTATATTATTAATAAGCTCGATTGAGTACTCGTGGAGTCCGATAGCTGTATCGAGTTCGCACATAGGTATGTCTACCCAAAGAGGTCTGTCATCGTTGTAGTCGAATCGAGATACTATCTCGTTACTCAAGACGTTTGTTATTTTGAACAAGCGGAATTGAGTTACGTCTATGTCGTTGATATCTTCGTCTGACCATAGCCGTATATGAATAGTTTTATTCTGATTGTAATCTAAGCTTATAAGCTTAGGCGACCATACCCGAGAATCGAACGAACTGTCTATGATAACATTTTCATTCATATCATTTGCCTATTTCATAGTAATCAGATACTGACCGCCAAGGCTATCGGGCTGAGTTATTGTGCAGCCTGCCGAATCGAACGTCGCTTTAGCAGATTCTGTCATTTTGTGATTCCAATAGAATGACTTCGAGCTAGAAGCTTTAGCTTGATTTATTGAGTATTCTGCTTGAGCTTTACTTATCTGGTCTTCAGTTTTTGTAGAAGTGTCAGAAATAGTTTCGTCATCGCCTAAGAGCTTGGCCACTTCAACTAGAACTTTAGAAAGTGTAGTGTTTAGATTAGAAAGTTGGACGTTAGACTCATCTACAGAAGATTTTAGAGAATCTACCTTCTGGTTAGTAGAAGTCAAGCTAGCTTCTAAGATGTCTAATTTTTTATTAGACGTATCAAAGTTAGAATTAACTACATTCGTCAAGGTTTGTATACCGCTAATAACTTGAGCTAATTGACTATCAAACTTGTCTTCAGAAACTGTCTTAGTGTCTAGCTCGAGCAGAGTTGATCGCATATCTTTTGTGTTCAAGTACACTTGAGCAAGACCGCTATCTTTATTATCTAGCGTTGAACGTATTCCTTGTTCTTGCGTTAATATATTTGATAAACTTGTGTCTGCACTAGTCTTTAATTCGTCTATCTTAGTGCCGTTGCTATTTATATCTGTAATAGCAGTCTTCACGTCACTAGATATTGTAGTAAGAAGCGCGTCTGTTGTAGACATTTCATCAGCCATATTATATACCTCGCATTAGAGATTTGTCTTCACCAAAAATACAAGGTACTGGTGGTAGTCCAGTACCTTGATTTTAGCGCGTTTCTAGAAAGACTCTTTTTGAATTTCAGAAATATATTTAACTTCGGATTTCCCGTCTTTGTAAAGAACTACGTATGGGTTAGAAGACGTATGGCACCTAACGGGTATGTCTTTTTCAGGTATATGATAAAGTGCGTTGCCATTGCTGTCTAGTACATCTCGAGGAACAAGTCGAACTTGTCTGTCACTCGAAACTTCGTAAAGCCCTTCGTATCCCTTAACCGGGACCCACGTTACGTCATCCATATTAGCATCCATACTAGAATAGCTTTCTGTTGCGGACAATATTGTTTTCGTAATACTGATATTTCGTGTACGCAAGGTGCTGTATAGATCGAACGTTAAACGTAACACGTGCGTCGTTGCACTCTGACAAATAATCTAGAATGTCGTATCCTTCAAACCCATATTTCTTTGCAAAGTCTACATTCATTCCATAACCCTCGATCTCAGATCGAAGGATTGAAAGATTATATTCGTCTGCGGACTCCAAGAAGCTCAGGTTAGACTTCGTCTTAGAAGACCTAGGGAGCTTAGAAAGAGAAATGATTCCAAAGTTTTCGGTATAGATCTTGTTGTACCCAGACACTAGCCTATGTGAAATAGAGTCTGCGCTATAACATGGGAACTTTGACATAGCAGTAAGACTAGTGAAACCGTATACGTGCGTCTTTACGTTTGGGTTTGACGACTTTGCAATTATTTTATACATGTCGTCAAGATAATTCATACGAGCGTCTACGGATGCGTCGTTAGCAGGAGAAAGTCCGATATAGTCTAGATGATCTCCGTCAGCGTCTACGTATTCGAGCATCCTCTCTAAATACTTTGTATCTTCGCCGAAGTGATATACGGGCATTATCTTTTTCTTGTCTTTGACGTGCTCTCGCATATACAAGAAGTTTTCCCAAGACTTATCTGCAGACTCTACATAGTCTTCGGGGTTCTTCGGTTGTTTGTATTTTCCAGGGATTGTATCCAACTGAGCGAAAATATCGAAGTTGTCGTTATTCTCGTTGATAAATTGTATGTAATCCTCTTGAGAGATGTTTTTCTTGCCTGTATGAACACTGAACGCCCCAGAATCGCAGAATAGCCAGCGGCAGAAGCCTTCTTTGCGCCACTGAGTTACTTGCTTAATAGCGGAGGTCTCGTGACAGGCCACGAGCATGTCGATAGGCTCGAAGTCTTTAGTGTCTAACAACATATCGTGCATTTTGTTTGTTAGACTGCCAGAAAATACGTATCTAAATGGAACGTCCCAGCCCTGTTTCATCAACAACCCTTCTTTAGAACGACAATAACGAATGTAAATGTAAGATCTTTCTTACCTTATTGATGTAACAAAGTTTCCAAGTACAGAATACTCCGAGCATCTTTTAGACTCTAATACGATTAACGAATCTAAAGCATTGAGCTTTAGATTGTAATCACATTCACCAGCTAGAACGCACCTTAGAGCTAATACCGGATCGCACTTAGAGTTATCTTCGTAGTGCGTCAACTCCCATAAAACAGAATCTGTCGATTTTTTAAAGAAAGCGTTTGTCGCAAACTTGTCGTAATATCTAACTTTTGTATAGTCTAACGTAGACAAATACTTGACATCAGATATTGACTTGCAGCTTTCGAATGCGACACTGCCTTCTACTCTCTTAGGGTCTGGGCACACCCTATTGAGATAAGCAGACAAGTCTTTATTAGACGGAGGGTTGACGTGAACAGAAATTGACCGACTAGGTATTGTGTTTGTTAAACTAGCTTCGTTTACACACGTTATTATAACATAGGTATTTTTACGTGGCTCTTCTAGATACTTTAATAACGCTTGCGAAGCTGCTACTACACCATCATCTAGATTCTCTATACAGATAACTTGATTGTCATCTAGACTATAGCTGTCATCTAGCGCGTTTCGTATCTCTGAAATTTTTGGCTGAACAGAGTGAAACGTATCTATATTTTTCATCTTTGCAAAACAGCTTGCAAGATATGTCTTCCCGCAGCCTCGAATGCCAGATATAAGAACACTATGATTATCGTTCTTAGCTATGTATCTAAGTCTTTCTAACGCAAATTCTTGAAACCCTAAATCCATGTTAGCCTACCCTAAATTGAAGTAAAGCTAATACGTAAATCAGTGCGTCTTTTGGATCGTAATTAGGATACATCCTTATTTTGTTTAACTGGTCGAACGTTATTCTGTACATATATTTTGCAGAAGAAAGTGTCCACCTATTAGAATACTGTTTTGCGTAAGAAGAATACGAAGGTTTCTCTAAAACTTTAATTATATCTAGATACGAAGACAATATGTCATAAAACAAGAACGAGACATCTTCATCGAATAAGTCCACTTGTCTAATTGCGTATCTAAAGTCTCGAGCTAATACGGCAGACTTAAGTCGTTGAGACGCGTACGAGTTATTGTAGTCGAACAACTTCTTTATGTCCAGCTCATTCATTGTTGACAGCATATTTGTGTCTAACGCAGAGAGAGCTTCGCACATATTGCAAGCGTCTAAATAGTCTACGTCCCACCTAGAAATACACTCTAAAAGCCTTGTCGGAAGTTTAGAGTAGTTAGAAGATAGATGTTTGAAGCACGTTGTAGGAGTCAAATGATTGAATCTGACAGTGTTTTTCGGATACAATTTACTAATTTTGCTCTCTAGGTCATCGCTGTCTTCTATACATACAATAGTCCCAAAGAATTTCAAACTAGACAGATTGCAGCCTTTGATGTCAGAAAATTGACTATATCTGATAATGTATTCAGTTTTTGGTCTAGGTATAAGCGTTCGCCTAGACAACAAATTCTGCGCAGACTCGAATGAGTCTAGCTCTTGGACGTTATTGTCACACATAGTAGCAAACGTATTAAGATATTGAAGCTTAACACCATAATCCGGGCCGGTAAAGAAGTAACATTTCCTTAGCGACCCGGATTGTATGTCTTTTGCTATGTCTAAGATAGACAACATTTAGATTTCTTGCCCGTCTAGTAAATATTTAAACGTAGAAAGTGTTACTACTTCGTATAACGAATTGCCCCTGAGTAGATATATCGGCTCGTTTTCTTTTATCTCCTTGATAGAAAGCCTTATAGACGACTTGTCGTTAACATCAATAGTGTTTGTGTCTTTATTTATTTCAGATTTGAACAAAACTGCCGTGTTCTGAGATAATTGTGACCCGTCATCTACAAACAGAGCAAACTTCTTAAAGCTCGATATAGCTTCTACATCTATTTTGTTTACGACAGAAAAAACGAACGTTACTTTGTCTGTTCGCCTTTCGTGTGTCTTGCACTCCCCGAGCCACGACTCACATACAACATCACCTAGCAAATTCGGACGAGAGCCGCTACCAGTTACCTGATGCCAAGGCAAGAATTCAGACGTAAGGTACGAAGCAACCATCTTTTCTTGACGATCTGAATAGTATTTTGTACCATGTGCTGACATTATACTTCGTTCTTATTATTTATGTCGTTTTCTATGTATTCTTTAAGTGCATCGAAATATGACTTATGCGTCTCTATATAATCGTATACGCGAGGAAGCCCCTGAAGCTTTACGGGCTTACCAGTCTCTTCTTCCTCTAGAATTTCACCGGTTTCGGGGTTGCAGATAGTGAACCAGGCACCAGTTTTCTTGATGATTCCGTACTTCTTAATAGCTAGCTGTGCATAATCCATTTCTGGCTTAATTCCTGACTGATTAAGTAAGAAGTACGAAGCGTTGCGTCTGTCATTAGGGGCAGACTTCTGTTTTGCAATTCGAACCTTAATGACGTAACCCGCAGGATCTTCTGTCTTCACAGGGAGTTCGTTTCCTACAAAGTCAATAGGATTGCCAAGCGTAAACTGCATTCGAAGGCTACAGAAGAACTTGACAGCCTGACCGCCGGGAGTGTTTACAACATATGGGTTATCCATATTGTCGCGAATCTGATTAATCATGAGTAACGTAGTGCTGTATCGCATAAGCAGCTGTGTTGTTTTCTTCATGAATACGTCCATGATTCCAGCTAAGCTTGCGACAGTTCGCTCGCCAATCTTCTTCTCGAGAACAGACCTTGGAACTAGAGAAGGAATAGAGTCTAGAACAATAAGACCTACCTCGTTGGACTCAATCATCTCTTGTACCATCTGAAGGATTTCTTCTGCAGGGACGTCAGGCGGCTGCATAATAGAGATCTTCGTCTTGTCTACGCCCAGTGTCTTTGCCCATTCGGTGTCGAACGAATGTTCTAGGTCTAGATATAGAATTCTGCGAGGCCCAGAATCCTCGAGATCTGCAAGCTTATACTTGTCTTCTTTCTTGTCAGACTCTCGAAGACGAATGCACTCTTCTTCCCATTCCTTCTGAAACATTATTTCGGCGTTCTTACAAATGTCAATGGACGTAGTGCTCTTGCCCCCGGAGGGCTGCCCGAAGAACTCAGTAATCTTATTACGAGGGATGCCACCATATGTTGCCCAATTAACTAGTGGCGAGCTAAACGGTATCTTTTCGCCTCGGCTTGAAGGGTCCATCATATCTGGAGCTTTCCAGTCACGCTCTTTCTGTTTAATGATGTCGTCGAATGCGCTCAAGTTAATTCCAATCTCTTGATTACTTGATATATGTTTTATCTTGATAGTCGTTGTTTACGTAGTCTGGAAGTTCGACGTTTTGAGCAGCGTTTGCAACGTTTTCAGCCTCTCGTCTAGACGTCCATATCTTCTTTGCGCTCATAATAAGCTCTTTAGACGATGAAATCTCAGATGTAACTCGGTCTGCTAAGTCAGAGTAGAGACGAATAAGTAATTCGTCGTTTGCTACCGCAAAGTTTGCTTCGCTCGTCTTCTTAGAGACAGTAACTTCTTCGCTGTCTAGATAAGCTTGACGGCGCTTTTCTTTCACACGCAATTTGATAACTTCAATTTTAGACTTTAGTTGATTAAGCTTCTCAGACACTGCGAACATCTGTAGAGGGACGTTTGTTAAGATTTCTTCGAGCTCTTTGTCAGTGATAGGACGAGTCTCGTCTTGCATACGATCATAAAGATTTCGAATGTTTGTAAAATATGTACCGAAGTCTGACCGGTATTTATCATCTACCCACCCGTCAAGATCTTCGAAGTCTTGTTTGAAAGATTCTTCAATGTCAGAAATTTTCATATTACTTCCTCATAAGGTACGAGATAGCTACTTCTTCCATGTACTCTGTCCTAGAAATTTTAGATATCAACTCGACTAGAACTTGCGAAAGATGAAGACAAAGTTGAACGTGTTTCGGTCCATAATGAGAAATCTTGTCTTTGTAATATGGCGGAATCATAGTTTCACTAATGTCTTGTAGATAAACGTACTTAACGATGTTTATCACAAACGACTGGAACTCTTCGAACCATTTTACGAAGTTTGTTCCAGAGTTATAAACCTTCTGAACTACTTCGATTGTCTTCAAATTGTCTTTCTTGGCATATGCGTTTAGAAGGTCGAAGTAGTCTTGATAATCAGGTATTCCTAAAGACACTTTGATGTTAGAAGACGTAATGTCGTTGCTATACACAAGAGCTTTGTCCAGAAGCGTTAAGCTATCACGCATACCTCCTTTAGCCAACTTTGCAATATATGTAAGCGCTTCGTCTTCGTATGTTATGTTGCGACCTTCTTTGTTTTCTTGCTCTATAACATACTTAAGTCTGCTCACAATTCCGTCTAAGCTGATAGTCGACAGACGAAACTTTTGAACTCGAGAGAGTATAGTTTGCGGTATCTTCTCAGGGTTAGTTGTTAGAAGGATAAATACGCTACGTGCTGGCTGTTCTTCCAAAGTCTTTAGCAAAGAGGACCAGGCGGCTTGACTAAATGCGTGACATTCGTCACAAATAAAAACTTTGTACTTCGTCCCAATAGGGTACTCTCGAGCCTGAGATATTATATTACGAACAGTATCAACACCGCTATTGGATGCAGCATCGAGCTCTATAGGGGACCCTAAGCCGCTATTCAGCTTGTTGGCCATGATTCGACCGAGTGTTGTGTTATGAGTAGGTATGAACCCTTCATCACAAATGTATGAATGATCTGGATCGTCAACCATAATACATTGACAATTTTCTTCACCGATGTACTCTACAGAAGTTATCTCCCGCAACAGCGAGTAATTGTCTTCGTCTAGAATTTTGTCAGGCTCGAATATGAGGCTCACAATATCTTTTGGAATATGAAGAACATGCGCAAACTCAAACTGACCTCCTCGGATGATGTCTGCGTCAATATCGAAGTTACTCATGTAGTGTGAATAGTCATATACAGTGTCTACAATCCCTAAAGATCTAACAAGAAAAGATATACTAGAAGACAAAGCTTCACCATTGCAAAACAGTGTCATTTTGCCTTTCAAAATATTGCTACTAGCTAAGCTCTTGTTGTCTACGTAGTCAGTATACAGTAGGGCTTTGAGTAGATCGATTCGATAGTAGAACGTATTAAACAGATACTCTTCAGGTATCCCTGTATCGTCGAAACCACCGTTCCTAATAAGCGTTCCAAACGTATACGGGGGACACAATACGTCACATTTGTCGAAGTCAACTCTAGGAGTTTTTACGCATATCGTGAAATCTTTGAACGCATCACTATTTTTATAGGCTTCAAAAAGATTAATGGTCTTTATAATTTTGTCTTCACAAATAGTCTTACTAGACGTGCGATCAGATACAGTTATCATATTGAGATGTTCATCTGACACGTCAATATACGTTTTGTCAGCTAAGCTGATTCTATATATAGGTCTTACTCCCTGAGGGTAAACACCGGAAACGATAGCTACTCTTCCTGAATGCGTGAATACCTTATCGCCTATCTCAATATCACCCATCTTTTTGAACCCGCTAGGCGTAAGGATATTTGTATACATAGGGTTAGCTTTTCCGCACCCTCGAGGTCCGACAAGTAAGAAATTGCGATTGTGAAGCTCCGGCTGCTCGCACATAGACTCTAGAATCTTTACTACGTCGCTTTGTTCTACTACGTCTTCGAACGACTTAGGACGATACTTAAGAGCGAGATTAGTCATGTTTAACCCCAGCTATCACAACGCTTCTTGTATTTGCAATATGTACACCAGTAGTCGCCTTTGGGGAGCCTTGGCGGGGCTACACATTTATTAACGAAGTCCATAACTCTATCCATACGGTCAAACACAGCTTGTTTCTCGCTGTCTGGAACGTCTACTTCGAAGCACTTTGTTTGCCCGTACATTCTATCTTGATAAAGTACCAACGCCCTGTCAATGTTCATTAACGCACAATAGCACTTAACTTGATCTATGTGATTTGGCTTAGGCTTGTATAAAGAAGAAAACGGCTGCGGGTTAGACGACTTTATCTCAAGTAGATATACAGTCTCGCCTATCTTTATAAGACCGTCACAAGAAAACCTTACAGGAGGGTTTTTGAATTCAAGCTGTGTTTCAAACTCTGAGCTATTCCCAATTTCATAGTCGTGACCTACGTCATGTGTTTTTAGAAAATCGGGAACGTTTATCCAATTGTCTCCGATAGCTTCCTTCAGATTTGACTGAATCTCTCGGTGCATTGCAGTCCCGAGAACTGCAGAGAAGCTTAATACGCTGTCTACGTTTACGTTTTCGTCCGCAGGGACTCCTCTAAGCCTAAAGAAAGACAGCCGATCGCACCTAAAAGAAGAAGGAGCAAACGTCCTTGAAGAAACGTGTTGCTCCTCTTTTTGATACTTGTCGAATACTATCTTGTCGTACATAGACTTGAAGTTCTGGGCTACGGGCGAATTACTTGACTTTCCATTTACGGTGTCAGAAATTCGTATAAATCCCACTGTTTTACTCGATTCCGGCTAGAACTGTTTCCATGTTTTCGGTCCAGAGGATTATCCCCGTGGCTTGATCTTCCTGAATTAGAGGGCACAGATGAATATCTTCGCTGTCTAGGTGCGAGAGAGCGTCCTTCAAGAATCGAATCTTGAAGTCTACCGTAAAAGGACTAAGGCTAGAAGTTACGTCAACGTTGCAATTTACACTATCGTTTTTGAGAGAAAGGACGTTATTGTCAAGAGATAGCGTAATAGTATCATCATTCGTCTTTGTAAACAGCTCAGCCTGAGCAAGGTACTTAGACAGCTTTGAGGTATTAACTTCGACGCTGTCTGTGTGATTAAATAAAGACAGAATGATGTCAGAGTTGTACGTACCTACGCCTTCGTCCTCTTCGTACTTCGGCGAGAACTCACATACATAGCTATAAGGGTCGAGGACTACTGCGAGCTCGTAAGTACGACCGAGATTTACGAGCTTAGATCCTTCGGGCAGGTTGTTAAGGAGGTTGACAATTGTGTCTGTTACAAGGCACGTAGACGGCATCTGCGACTTGTTAGAATGCGTGAAGATAGAATTGTCGAAGTCGCCGACAATTACGTCCCCACTATTGCCCATCCATGCCATAGTATATACGGGATGGATAAATGACATTGCGATTGCGTACATCTGGTAGTCTTGTACGAACTTCCAGTCGCTCTTATTGACCTCGATAGTCCCTTCAGAAGCTTCTGTGTACTCTACGGGACGAGCGAGAGACATGTCAGATTCTGAAACGACTTGAGGCAGATTAAACTTAGACTTGCCAGAGTATACGGTAAGTCCGCCCTCTTTAATCTCAATGTCAATTACGTCACTGTCTACGGAGTTAATCAGATTCTTGAAAAGAAGGCTGTCAACGAACGTGTGAGAGTATTCATCTTCTCCGGAAACGCTGCCCTTAAACACAAGCTCGGACTTGATAGCAGAAACTTCTGTATTTACTCGAAGGTTACCATCTTCGATGTTGAGCTCGACAATGCAGCTCTTCTGATAAAACTTAGTGATGTTAGAGTTGATAATACCTAGATCTAGTCCGGCTACGAGAGGCTTAGTATTTAGCGTAAACTTCATTAACTTGCCCTTTCTACTATTCCAGTTTCAACACGTTGCCTAATGTCATCTATGAAACTGTCCTTACTGATATGATAACGATCGCAGTACGTTTCAATAGCTTTAATCATTTCATCTGACAATTGTCCTGAAACTCCGTGAGCCGCATCGCCGATAGGGTCGTTTCCGTTTTTGTCTTTGAAATTAGGGAGCTCGAACCCCATCTCGACTAGATGCCACTGTACCCAAGAAAGATCGTTTTCAGAGTTTAAGCTTAAGTCTGTAGGTACATCGAACTTACAAGGAATTTCTAGACCGTACCAGCGGTATGTCGTTGTAACATCGCAGTTAATCGGGAACGGCAGAAAAGAGCCGGCGCCTTCCATGTCAGACTGCAGTACCTTGCCAGCTTCTTCTGCGAAATCGACAGGGGCTTGAGCAATGATTTCATCGTGTACTACAGTTAATATCTCGCCGCCGCACGCTTCCCATCTAGGATCTCGACAGAGCTTTAGTAATGCCATTTTAGTAAAGTCAGCTGCCGAACCCTGAATAATAGAGTTTCCAGTTATGAAGCACGTCCCCGAACGACGAGCAACCCATGTTCCGTTGTTTGTCGAAACGCACCATACGTGGTTTCTAGAAACTTTTTCTTTCTTAAGAGACTTTATCCTAGCAACATCGTTATACGGCTTGTTAATTTCAGACCATGAAACTCTATAAGAAGAAGTTCCGTCGACAGAAACTGTTTCGTTTACGTTGCAAACTTTTCCTGCTAAAATGCCCAAAGTTTGTAGCTTGCTTGCTACCTCTTTGTCTTTCACAACAACAGCTCCGCGGGCAGACTTATTATCGAAAATCCAGCTATAGCACTTTTTGGCAAAGCTGCCACTCAAAGACAATATGTCTCTATACGAAATACTGTTTTTGAAAATAGACTCGCATACAAATTCAACTTTCCCAAAAAACTGTGAATTATCTTCGCATTCATAATCGGCAATTCGAAGAATTTGATAGCGGGGGTTCTTTACGCTCACAAGATGCGAAGTATCGTAAATTCGATACTTTCTATCGTTTACGTCGTCAGTTCTCGTCACCCAACGGTGGTTTAGCGTGGACATAGAATTGAAGTTCTTGTTGTACATATGATATAACTCAAAGCCGTCATCAGAGGTTTCACTGATAACTTCGTTCACAACGTCACGCTCTAGACAGTTCTTGCCTAAATTGTAAGAAATTATTTCGTCGCCTTTTGAAACTTTGTCAAATGTCTTCCATCCGTTTAATGTCAGTATCTCTGTTTCGTCATCTACGCAGTTTACGCACTGCCGACGAGCATCGTTTATCTTCGGTCTATTGTTGATAACTCTAATGTGTTCTTTCTCGTAAAGCTCTTTGGTACGCCTAGCAATCTGACCGAAATACTTATACTTATGAAACTCTTGCTCTAGCTGTTTAATTCTAGACTCAGGGATTCCTGTCTCTGCGTTTTCAAGACTTGACAAATCTAGCGGGTCAATGTCAGGGTTAACGTATCCCGGCAGAGGCTTAAACTCAAACTCAGGGAGCGTCATATCTGGGAGATGGCGCCGACGACCGAGGATTGTCTCTGTGTACCCGTGCTTGCGTGCGTATGCCTGAGCGCTCTTCATCAACGCTTCGAGTTCTGGGAAAGCTTTCATTACAGAATCGTAAATGCGCTGAGCTTCTTTGGTTTTGTCTTCGTCTGACATTTCATCGTTGTGACTAAAAAGCTGCTCGCCAATTGACGGGACAGAACGACCGTAAGCAATGCCAAGTACAATTGTCTTAGCTTCGCTTCTGCGAGCTTTGCCGTCTGGTTGATACTCCCCTGTGTCTGGGTTGAATTCGAGGCATTTTTCGTAAGGCATGTTATATGCGATAGCCGCAATTGTCGAATAAATGTCTCTACCTTGTTTAAAGGCTTCAATAAGCTCTTGGCTTCGAGCGCAGAATGCAAGAAGCCTAGGCTCTTGCTGACTAAAGTCGGAAGACATTACGACATATTCAGGCGTCTCTGTATGTATCTTATACATGTACATCACCTAGAACGCTAATCATTAAATCCCTGCCCTTCGATGTGACTATGCGTCGGTTTTCTATATACTCATTGCTTATGCGATGTATAACGAAGTTTTCTGTCAATTGTCAATACTTAATTCTTATTTTCGTATCGTTTCGTCTGGAAGGTCTTCTCTCTTTATGCAAACCTTACTCTAAGGTGACATATACAAACTTTTGGTCGTAACAAGGCTTTATTGCAGATACTTTTAAACAACTAGACATTCCGTCTTTATCAATGATAACAGAACTCCCAATAGTCAGATCATTTACAAATGAAAGCTCGTTTGAACCTGTCGCTACTTTAGAAAACTTACGAAGTTTGAATGTGACTTCGTTGCCGTCTACTTCACCGGATACGTCCTCGATGCGTTTTGGGTCACCGCGAAAGAGATGACGAATATCATTAAGTTTCGAAGGTATGTTCTGTAGGTTCGGCGCAGCTGAACTCATCCTGCCAGTATTATGATTGACAATTCCGTTTCCGACGAACGAATGTGTTTGAGGCATTACGACATCGTATACGTTAGAGTTATCTTCAAAGTCTATATGAGTTACGTATGCATACTCGTATCCTACCGACGAAAAATCTGTATCGTCACACATACACACTATAATATCGTCTTTTTTAATAGAACTCAGCGTCCTAAACTCTGTATAATTGTCGAGACACTGAGATATGTCTTCGTCTTCGCTCTTTACACAAAGAACTAAGTGGTGATAAGTACCAGTAATAGACGATCCGTTAGATAGATGAACAGTCACTACGGGTTGATTGTAATACCCGACAATACTTGATACTTTTTCTAAATCACCGTATTTGTTATATAGCTGAAGGTCGTCACAGTCTTTATATTCGCCCGATGTGTATTCATCGAGCTCTCGACCAAACGACTCTTCGTAGATGTCTTCTATGGGTTTTGGACCTTCATACGTCCAAATTACAGTGTCTCCTGTGACGCACGCTGCGCCAATTTGCTTGAAGTCAGCGTGGATCCGGCCGTCTTTAGCTACTCCGTCAGGCAACTTGTCAACGAACGTATTGATGTTCGTTGCAAGACTGCGAACTTTTGCAATTTGCGTCGCCACAGGAAGATTTACCTCGTCTAAGAACTCCTTGCCCGTAGGCATCTTGCCTTCTACCTTCGGAATCCCTAATAGCGTATAAAGAAGATATTGAACGTGTGTCGTTGACTTAGGGTTGAAGTCTTTGCTAGACGTAAACGGAGGCTTCTTTGAAGACATTGGCTGGGGGTTATTTTCTATAATTTCGTCAACCATCGAACCTAGCTTGTTAAACTCTTGCTCGTAGAGTGCCGAGTACTTGTTATGAAGCACTTTGCCCATGTCTTGATCTATGTACATGCCTGTTCGCTCTATTGTCTGACAAACGTGTACTAGAGGGAACTCGAGATTCCAGATAAGCTGAGCAATGTTTTCTAGATGATTTTTCTTACACTTCTCAGACTTCGGGTTAGAGTATTGATATTGCCATACGTACAAGTCATACGTAATTTTAGCGTCGTTTGCGGCATACAGCTTCGCGACGTCTGGCTTTGAGTATGGGAACAGTTTAGGCGAGAAGAAGTCAGAGAATCGCTTCGGATCCCCTTTGCCTTTCAGCACATACTTGTTATAAAGTTCCTTCAAACCGTTGTGTAGCTCGTCCTCTTTCATACAACGCCAAGCTAAGATTACGTCGTAGTAGAAACAAGAGTCTAAATCTACATGTAAATCTTTCCAAATCATATACAAGTCGTAGTTGGCGTTTGCAAATACGAGCTTTGTTTTGTGTTCTACAAACCGATATAGTTCATCTGCTACGTCTTTGTAAGAAAGCTGATTGTTGTATGGTGTCTCAAATACGGGCACTCTATGTTTCATTGCTATATAGCATTCTACGCCGCCGGGGTAGTAAAGAGAAGCTCCTACAATGTAGTCGTTGTTTCGGTCGAGGCCCGTTGTCTCAGTATCTATTCCAACAATTCCTACAGAAATAGCCGCAGTCACGTAATCGTGAAGCTGCGGCTTTGTAGTAATCAGAATCGCTTTGCTGTCCTTGAAGTACTCTTCGACAGCCTTAGAAGACTGAATGAGCTCATCGTTTACAGATGAAACACGACTAGTGTTTGTAGGAGCCTTAATAGCTTTGCTCTTCTTAGCTACTTCGTTTATTGCAGCTACTTGAGAATTACTAAAAAGGCCCACTGTTCCTCCTAGATATATCTATTCATATTAGAATGACACGTTGTCAATGTCTTCCTCGGAAATAGGCTCTGCGACGTCATCACTGTTGCCGTTGCTCTCATCCTCAGCCTCTTCGCTAGTGAAGTCGGGAAGGTCCGGCTGTGAGGATTCGTCAGAGCCGATAATGCCTCGAGGAGAGATCTTATACTCAGGCATGTTAGCGAGATCTACGTTAGTGTTCGACGATGCGGGAGACAGATTTTTATCGAACTCAGAAAGCGACCACTCCGGGCAAACGGTGTTATAATAGTCGGGGAAAGATACGTCGAACTTCTTCAGAATCTCATCGTACGAAATCAAGTTGTTACGATATACAGGAACAATATCGTAACGAGTATTACGATCGCCCGCAGCTCCTCGACGAGTAATCCTAAACACAAACTCTGACGGATTCCCTACCTTAGAGAACACAGCCATGTCGAACTGCTGGAAGAAACGAGTGCTGCGATCCCAGAATACAATCTTCTGTGAGTCGATGTCATATAGCGGAATAAAGAACTTGTTCTCAACTCGAATATTACGCTTGCAGGCTGGGCAAGTTTGCGGTCCAAGGCACTGAACGTACCCCGAATAATTGTCACTCTTGATATAGTGACAAGCTACAGTCATTGCGTCGTTGCTGCTCTGAAATAGAGGGATAACCTCTGCAGAGTCCCCGTCGTTTCGAAGGATGAAGAAGTTGCTGTAGCGCTCGTTGTTGTACTCAACCATTGACTTGAAGGCCATTGAATTTACTCCTTATTGATAGGCTTCCAACTGACAAAAGAGCTCGCGTTCTCTCGAAGCTTTGTCTCTACGAGAACTACCCCGGGATATTGTTTAAGCTCTTCTTCTAACATTAACGAAATCGTATTTAGCAAAGACTCTGCACTAATTGGGCAAGACATATCGAACGTAGGGATTAGGAAATCGCTCTCAAAGCTCTTAGCTAAACTAACTTGATGAGGATCATCTAGCTCATAAACAAATGATGCGTCTGGTACACTATATTTCATAGCTTTTGTTAGATCTTCGAAATCAAGTACCTTATGACTTTCGATATACTTTGGGTCGTTTATATCGCTCTTTGACACTGTCGCTTCGAGTTTATAGTTGTGCGCTTCTAGCTTGAAAGTGTTTCCCTTCTTGTAGATATATGCGCAGGAGAACTCTAATCGCTTTGTAACTTCGGTAAAGTTCAGAGCTCTCATATCTATCACCCCATAGTGAATATAATTGCTGTTCCTAAAACAGAATTGCTGTTCCTAAAACAGAAAGTCCGACAAACATCGCTTCAAAAACGATTGAATAGAACTCACCGAATAAGAAATATACAACTAAACCAAACGAAAACGCGAATATTATGGACATCATATATACTCCCGCTAAGAACACTTTGTCGCTAACGTCCACTAACATCACCTTCTTCGCGCTTCTGTTTGTTTTTAATACGACGAACTTCGTTCTTGTGTTTTGACGAACACTCTTTAGAACAATAAATTTTATGTGCATATGTAGTAACGAATTTAGTTCCGCACATTGGGCAAACTTTTTCGTACTTAGTAGCTTTCTTTCGTCTAGACTCTCGATGGATAGCTTTTTGAGCTTCTTTATAACACTTATTAGAGCAGTATTTGGTATCGCTCTTCGAGTTGTCAACAAACTTCTTGCCGCATACCTGACAAGTTCGATATCTCCTCGCGATTCCGGCTTCTTCTAGAGCCTTAGACGGATCTGTGTTAAACTCTATCGCGTATGCAAGTTTATCTAATTCATCTTTTCCTCGCATATAACTCATAAACGAATCATACGAAACCCGGCTGTACATGTGCCGATTTCCTATAAGCGCGGGAGTCAAACCGTCACAATAGAAACATATAGTCTTTGTAGGAATGCCGTCGCGGATCCACCTATCCATATCCTGGACATACTGAGAAGCGTCATATGTTAACGTTGACTTTTCCACAGACATATCTTTCGGGGCAAACAAAATCAACCGAATAGTCTTAACTTCTACGTTTTCTGTCACTTCGTAATAAATATGCCTAATGGTCTGAAAGTTAACATGAGTAATACGAGAGATAGACCTCAGTGAAACATTGTTGATTTCGTGCCAGCGCTTAACTTTAGGTCTAATCTGTGTCTTCAGTATATAAGCTCTAGATTCTGGGGGCAAGAAATCGGGAATCGATACCCCTAAGATATCAAGCAGTTTAAGAGTGCTGATATATCTAGAAGACAGAAACTCTTTTCCGTCAGCTATATCTCTAAGCGCGCGTTCGGACAGTTGATATTTGTCATGAAGATACTTATACGATAGCCCAAGGATCTTGTTATAGAAGTATACGATTTGTCGGTGTTTTGAAGTTACTTCCATTTTGCCCCCACTTATACAAAATTTGAGGCATCAGCGTACCGGGTATGGGACTCGAACCCATATGCGATTAGGCGAGAGATTTTGAGTCTCCTGCGTCTGCCAATTCCGCCAACCCGGTATGCTGATGCCTCTTCTATCACTTGTGACAGCTCAGTGGGCCCTGTCCGATTCGAACGGACGATCCGCGAGTTATGAGCTCGATGCACTAGGCCGCTGTGCTAAGGGCCCTCTGAGCTGTCACGAAAAGCTGGAGCAGGCAGCTGGGACTCGAACCCAGAGTTCCTGATTGGACACCAGGCGTTCTACCTCGGACTATCTTAGCGTCAGGCACGCTAAGGGCCCATACGAACTACTGCCGCATGGCGGAGAGTGAAGGATTCGAACCTTCGGAGCTTATTGCTAAGCTCGGACGCTTTCGAGGCGCCTGCAATCGGCCAGACTCTGCCAACTCTCCAATGGTGGGACCGCGCGGGTTCGAACCGCGGACCTTGAGATTAAAAGTCTCCTGCTCTACCAACTGAGCTACGGACCCACACCGGGTTGGCTTTACCACTCCGCCAACGAGGGCCCTCTGTTTTACGTTACCGGTGGGCAATGTTTGGGGCTTCCACTGCCAAATAAGCGTTAGGGCCGAGTCTCCGACCCCCTCGGAATCTTACCGAGCCCCTAACAGAGTGTGTGTCCAGTGCCTTTGGAAAGGAGAAAAGCTTGAAATTTCCTCTGTTAGTTCGAACCTCGCTTCGAAAGCTTGCAAAAGCAAGCGAATCGACTATGTAAGCATTAACGAATTTATTCGATTGTCAAGTTGAACTCTAATACTGCAAGACATCTTCTTTCTTTGACTTGCGTGTATTATATTAAACGAAACCGACGAAATGTCAATACCTAAATATGAAATTTGCTAAAATATTTGAATATTTGACATCGCTTGCTTCTTTTATCACTAACGAAACTCGGCATAAATAAAGCGCCCAGAGTCTGTCTGGGCGCTTCTACGTTTACTCGTGAGAGTAGAGCTCTTCGCACGTTCCGTCTATATGATAGTAATTCTTGCGGATCCAGTTGTTAGACTGATATGTAATCATGAGGATATAGTCTTCGTGGATTGACGTGAGCACTACTTCGCCTTCATCGTTCTCTCCGACAAGATCAGTGTCGAACAGATCGCTATGAGAGGTGAGCTCGAGAAGCTGATTCATGTTACCCGGATCGATGTACTCGTAAGCTTCTCGCTTGATGTCCTCGTCGGACTTTGTAATACTAGTCATATGTTTCTCCTAACTGTTGATAGATGACTAGCGTAGGCATTCCCTACTTGAAAATAATATAAAGAATGAATGATGAAAAGTCAATACCTATAGAATAGTTTGCCAAACAAAAAGCCTAGACCTTAGGTTTAGGCTTAGAGTTTATGGCTCCTCGAGCAGGGTTCGAACCTGCAACACTTCGGTTAACAGCCGAATGCTCTACCATTGCGCTATCGAGGAATGTAGTTAAACATTATAGACTATATGATTCTACGTAAGCCTTGACGTTTTCGTAATCTCCTAGAGAAATTAATTTAAACGCAGACGGGTTTATAGCTGTTAGATATGTGATATCGGTATCTTTAGAAACAATTTGATCGGAATAATTCCCAAGGTCAAAGCTGTATATATGGCTCTTACCGCAAGTCTTCTTATACTCGTCAAAATTGTATCTAGTTGCACCAAACCCCCGTACGCAAGACCAATCTCCCATAACTTGCATGTCAGAGAATAATAAAATGCTGTCATAACTAAGTTTGTTGTCTATGAGATACTCGAATACCGAAACTATGTTAGTGCTACCCCCACAGTTGTCGTTCTTTGTGAGTTTATATACGACATCCATAGAGTTAGAGTCTCTGTATGTGGGGCAGACAAATTTACGGCAGTTTGTTCCGAATTTGACAACGTCAAGGTCGCTGTCTGCAGCTAAGAACCCAGCAAGATACGAAGCGCACGTATCGACAATAGAAAGCGTAGTGGTATATGGGCAATTCATTGATCCTGAAACGTCTAGAACAGCTAGTGTCTTTCCCGGCAACGACGGCAAATTCTTGCACGAAGAGTAGAATGCTTTATGTAAACTATTAATCAACGGGAATGGGATGTCAGCTTCACTGCCAAACGACCTATAAGCCGTATAAATCTGATACGGCCATACGAGTGATTTTAGAATCGACTCGTTGTCTTCTACTTGAGGGCAGAGCGTACTTTCTAGCCAGCTATAGAAATCACTCTCTATAGATGAAACACTACGCACAACATTCCTCAAATTCCTAATTAGTGCAAGATAGCCCAGCTTTCGGTTGTCAACGAGATATTTCCAGCGGAGCGCTTTGTCATTTTCGTCTCTGCACGAAGAGATTAATACCTCCCATGTTTCGGGCTTAGAGAGACGATGATTGCAGAAGTCGTCAATGTATACTGACTTAGGGTGCGTCAAGTCAATCAACGAATACATACTATACTTGTGACTTGTGAGCTTGTATTTTGTTAGTTGGTATGCGTTCAGTGTAGAGAGATAATTAGACGCACCTTTAAGGAGACCGTGAGACTTCTTTCCTCCTAACATATCTACAGCTGCAAACACCTCTGCGACATCGTCAGGCCTATAGAAAAACTTAGAATAGAAAGAACGTTTCTGTTCAAATTTGTATTCGTTAAGAACTGCCGCTACAAGTTCGGAAGTCGACCTCATACCAACCTCTCGACGAGCAAATATTGCCGACTTTGCAGCAAACTCTGGACCAGATATCGCTATAACTGTACGTGTAAGATCTAAGAATCTTCCCTCTATAGTGTCTTCATCTTCGTAGTATCCGTCTTGAAGTTTAGAAGACAAAAGTATATTAAGCCATTCGTTTAGCGAAGACTTGTAGAAAACAGACCCGCCTTCGTAAGATGGATGAGAGGCGTTTGCAGAAGTAGAAAGCTTTTCGTTGAACTTTGACATAATAAGTCTCTTCTTTCTATTAGAAGATAGCTTGCTATGTAAATTCTAACGAATTTATAGTAAAAAAAATCAGCTAGCCGAAATCGACTAGCTGACAATAGACATGACTCGCTTGTAATACTGACTAAATTACTAGCTTCTGCCCCACATATATTTTGTTTACGTTAGAAATGCCATTCTTACTAGCAATAGAGCTTACGGTAGTTCCGTATTTAGCTGCAATTTCAGACAATGTGTCACCCGACTTAACGTAATAAACGCGCTGCGACGACACGCCTAGCTTGCTATTTACTAGTGCCTGGATGGCATCATAGTCGTAGCCTGCCGATTGGAGGCGACTCTTGCGATCGTCTCCGCTGCCCCACTCCCCGGCGATAACCTGATCTGCTATCTCAT